GTCGCGATTTAGCTCATATATTTTGTACTACAGATTGTGAAGGGGTTAAAGGTGCTGGTACAGCTAATTATATACCAATGTGGTATACTTCTGCATGTATATGCAACAGTATATTACGATCACACAGTGGTGGTATTAGTGCATTTGGTGGTCTTAGTGCTTCAGGTGCTAATAACTATTTTGAAGGTAACGTTGGTATAGGTACTAATAAACCAAGTCAAGAATTAACAGTCAGGGGTGAAGTTGCAACAACCAATTCAGCAGGAATACAATCAGTTGTAGTAGGGAATGCGTCAGACGACGGGGTGATTTGTATTAACGACAGCGGGGGCAATACGAGAACTGTTATACATAGTGACGCGGATAGTTATATATCTCAATGTAAGGTTGGCATAGGTACAACAGCCCCGGCAGAAAAATTAACTGTACTCGGTAACATAAGCGCTAGTGGAAGTTTAAGTGCTGCTGGTCCAAGCAGTAATTACTTTGCTAGCAGGGTTGGTATTAACACCATTAAGCCAGCTACTCTACTACATGTTGATGATGACGATGCTTTAGGTGGTATATGCGTACAAGGGTCTGCACTTCTTGGTACTTTCGAAAGAGACATAGGTACATCTGGTGTATGTGTTAGTATATTAGGTAGTAATGCTGACCCTCAAATAAGATATAATCAAGGCGTGCGTTGCTGGGCGGCCGGCCTTGATCAATCTGCAGATACTTTTGTAATAGCTGATGGTCCTGAAATACATACCGGGGTTGCTAAGTTAACCATATCTACAGATAAATTAACTGTAGGCGGAAGTGTAAGCTCGTTAAGTGGTTATTGTAGTGATGCTGGTACGGCTAATACAAGATTTGGTACACAAGCTTTAAACAGTTCTTCAGGAGGACAAAACACTGCAATTGGTTTACAGGCTATGTTAGCCAATACCACAGGTTATCAAAACGTTGCCGTAGGTGAAGGTGCATTAACAAATAATACAGAAGGACTACGTAACGTAGCTGTTGGATGTGGCGCTGCAGCTTGTAACACGACAGGTGATTGTAATGTCGCTATAGGTTGCGAATCTAATAAAACAAATTCAACAGGAAACAGTAACGTTGCAGTTGGAAGCAAAGCGTTATTTTGCAATACTCTAAGTAATAACGTTGCAGTTGGAAGTTGTACGCTAAGCGCTAATGTAACAAATAATCAAACTGCGGTTGGTCATCGTGCTCTACATAGTAACACATCAGGTAATGTTCATGTTGCGGTTGGTGTTGATTCTTTACTTTGTAATACTATTGGAGCAAATAACGTAGCTGTAGGTGGTTATGCTTTACAATGCTCATTAACCGGTAGTAACAACACAGCTATAGGACATACTGCTGGAATGAATTTATCAGGCTCTACAATGGGTCAGAATGTTTTAGTTGGTTCTAATGCAGGTAGGTATACCAGGTCTGGTGCTACATGGCATAACGGGTGTAGTAATACTTATATTGGATATAATACTAGAGCTACTTGTAACGGTGTTCAAAATGAAACGGTTATAGGTAATGCTGCATTAGGGTGTGGAAGTAATACAGTATCTATTGGTAATGCAGATGTAACTACTACTTATTTGCAAGGCAGTGTTAGTGCTCGTAATACACTTTACGCTGGATCTAATCTTTGTATAAATGCTGATAACCCAACAAACGCTGTCATAGGTCAGTCAAGAATTGGTAATTACGTGGGTGATAATGCCTATTTTTCACATTTTGATAATGGTACTTCAGCAAATTATGCTGTTAAACAAAATGCAAATGGAGCAACAGGATTAAACTCTAAAACAGGTCAAATTTTAACTTTAAATATAAACAACAATCCACAGTTAACGGTCAACGCAGAGGATATAGGTATTGGTACAACAGCACCAAACGAAAAACTTACTGTAGCAGGTAACATAAGCGCATTAGGAGCATTAAGCGCAGGAGGTGTAAGCGTTCCAGATAATGGTAAGATAACAGCAGGTAATCATAAAGATTTACAAATATATCATAACGGTACGCATAATTTTGTAACAGCAGAAGGAGGAGCTGGTAGTTTATATATAAGACCTGGATCAGGTAACACTGTACAGATAGAAGATAAAGATGGTCAAGATATGATTACTGCAGGTGGAGCTGGTGCAGTAAGTCTTTACTACAACAACTCCAAGAAGTTTGGGACAACAAATACCGGTGTTGGTATTTTTGGTTCTTTAAGCGCTGCTAATAGTATTTGTACTGCAGCAACAACAAATGGATTTGTTTCAGCGGGTAGAGATCTTGCTGATATATTTGAAACCCAAGCAAGTGGTATTGACGGATCTGGTACAGCATGCTACTTACCTGTTTTTACTGATTCAGACACTGTTACAAATAGTTTGCTAAGACAGCATAGCAGTGGTCTTAGCGCGTTTGGTGGTCTTAGCGCTTCTGGTGATGTAAACTATTTTGCTGGTAAAGTTGGTATAGGAACCGTAGGTCCGGAAGCGCCACTGCATGTTAATTCTACTGGTGCTACTTTGGCTCAGTTTCATAGAAGCGGTACTCAATTAGTGACGATTGGTGGATCGAGTAATAAGGGGCAAATTCGCTTTCAGTATGGTAGTGAATGTGTTTCAACAGGAGCTACTACAGGTGGGGATTATAGTATAGATACTGGTGGTAGTGTAGGAGCCGGGGACAACATGTTCTATGTTTGCAAGTGTGGGGAGGTTGGTGTTGGTACTACAGCACCGGCAGAAAAACTTACAGTACACGGTAACATTAGCGCTAGTGGTAGTCTAAGTGCTGCTGGTCCTGATCCTAACTATTTTGCCGGTAAAGTTGGTATTGGTACAAATCATCCAGAGACCAATCTCGAGATTTGCTCTAACTTAGATCAACAGCATTTATATATTCAAGGCGCTAACAGCGGTGTTGGTGCACTCGCTAGATTAAAAACTATATCTACTGGAAGTGTTTTGCTTTTAGAAACTGGCACAGCTTCAGATAGTAGAGACATTCTTAAAGCTAAAAATTCAAGCGGTACAGTTTTTAATCTTCAAGCTGATGGTAAACTTGGCATCGGTACTGAGGTTCCTAATGAAACTCTAACTGTAGCAGGTAATATAAGCGCATTAGGATCATTAAGTGCAACAGGAGGAGTACATGTACCTGATAGTGCCTGTATAACAGTAGGAAATCATAAGGATTTACAAATATACCACGATGGTTCTAATTCTTACATTCGAGACGAAAGCGGAACAGGTGATATAATAGTTAGTACAAATGCGTATAGATTAAAATCAGCAAACAATGGCGAGACTATGATGACTGCCTTTGAGGATGGGGCTGTTAATTTGTACCACAATAACATATCTCGCTTTAGTACTACCGACTCTGGTGTATGTGTAGTTGGAGGATTAAGTGCTTCAGCAACAACTTATGGTTTTGTTTCCGCTGGTCGTGATTTAGCAGATATATTTTCTACAACAGATGGAGATATAACAGAAGTTGAAGCTGGTACAGGATTAAATGGAGGAGGCACAGTCGGGTGCGTAACATTAAATGTCGATGCTGCTCAGACAAACATAACCAGTATTTTAAATACCAGTTTAAATATAGGACGCGATACTGATAACTCTATTAAATTTGGTAATGATAACTGTATAAAATTTCATGTATCTGGTGGTGAAAATGTATTATTTAAAGGCGATGGTGAGATAGAAGCATGTTATGTTAATGTAGCTGGTAAAGTTGGTATTGGTCCTACTGCTAATGCAGAAAAACTTAATGTTAAAGGAAACATAGCTTTATCTGGAGCGTCGGCATCAGATGGTCCACACCTTAAATTAGAAGGATCATACACAACTTGGGAATTAGAAAACCAATATACTGGTGGAGCTACTAATGACATGTTCCGTATTAGGAACACTGGATTAGGTTCAGATGCCCTAGTAATAAACAGAAGTAATAACAATGTTGGCATAGGAACAACAGCACCAGCAGAAAAACTTACCGTTGCCGGTAACATAAGCGCTTTAGGTGCATTAAGCGCAACAGGAGGAGTAAGCGTTCCGGATAACAGTAAAATAACAGCAGGTAATAATAAAGATTTAGAACTATACCACAATGGTAGTCTTAGTTATGTAAGAGATGTTGGAACGGGCGGTCTTCATATACAAACAAACGGACCTGCTATATATTTGCAAGACACAGATGGTAACGCCATGGCGCAGTTTACTGACGGCGGCAGTAACTTTTTGATGTATAATAGCGCCATCAAATTAACTACAAAAAATACTGGAGTTGATATTACAGGTGGTATTACTGCATCGCAAAGTATAAGCACGGGGGGGCCGTTAAGTGGTTCGAGCGTATCAGTTAGTGATACAACGAGAGGTTTTGTTTCAGCTGGTCGCGATTTAGCTCATATATTTTGTACTACCGATAATGTAGGGGTTCAAGGTGCTGGTACAGCTAATTATATACCAATGTGGTATACTTCTGCATGCATATGCAACAGTATATTGCGATCACATAGTAGCGGTATTAGTGCATTTGGCGGTCTTAGCGCTTCTGGTGATGTAAACTATTTTGCTGGTAAGATTGGTATTGGTACTAATAGCCCTAGTGAACAACTTACTGTAGCAGGAGGCATAAGCGCTAATGGCGGTCTTAGTGCTCTAAATATTAAATTACCCGGATCTGGTGAAGGTTATTATATAGGAAAGAGCGGTGGTGGTGCGTTGAACGGTGGTAGTGATTTAAGAATAGGTTCTAGAACAACTGCAAATACTATTGCGTTAGAACTATATCATGCATCTAATCCTGTAAGTTTAGGAATAGATTATGATGGTGGAGCTGCATTACCCTTTATTGAAAGTGCGCATGGTAGTTATGATATTAATACTCATTTACGATTCATGCCAGGTGGTTCGGAAACTTGGAGAATAGGTTCACATGGTTCATCTGGCACGTATGGAAACAGTTATGAAATTAAACCTGCTGCAGCAGGTAATGATTTTTATGTTTCTAATAATTCAGGTACCCCTATACTTTATTCTGATACTAGTACAGCGCGTATAGGAATTGGTACTGCAGCGCCTGCTGAAAAACTTACTGTATTAGGTAACATAAGCGCCAGTGGTAGTCTTAGCGCTGCTGGACCTAGTCCTAATTACTTTGCTGGTAACGTTGGTATAGGTACAACAGATGCAAGTGCTGCTAAACTTACTGTTGCTGGTAACATAAGTGCTGATGGTAATATGTATGTAAGACATAATAATCCTTTCATATACATGACCGATACCAGCGGTTCAACGTACAATGCAGCATGGAAATTTCAAGACAATTGTCAGTTTTGGGAATGGGGCGGAGGTAAAAAACTATATTTTGATGCAAGTTCTGGAATACGATTTGGAGATTGGGGAGCTGGAACAGGCACCTTGGCAACAACACGTGATCCAAGAATAGGTAAATGTGGAACAACTTATGGGGGGTTATGCTTTACTACTGGTAATTCAACGAGAATGGTTATTCAGTCTGCTGGTAACGTAGGTATTGGTACAGATGCACCTGAAGGCAAACTTCATGTTAGTACCGGGGCAAGTAGTCAAACCTGTACTACTGGTGCTGATGAATTAATAATTGAAGGATCTGATCATGCTGGTATTTCTATATTAGCTCCTGCTGCTAAAAGAACACAACTATATTTTAATACAGATGCTTTCTTGAGATGGGTGGACAGCGATGATGTATTTACGATAGATACTTCGAGTGCATCTTCTAAAATAGCAATAGGTACCGGAGGAGCTAATGTTGGTATCGGAACTAATGCGGCTGAAGAAAAGCTTAAAGTTTGCGCCGGTTCTGTAAAGATAGATTCAGGATATAATTTTGCGATAGACACATGCGCGTGTCTCACTCACATTTATAACAACTTTAGAATATATAACAATATTGGTGATTTTATAATTGAAAACGATGATGCTCTAAAAGATGTAATATTTTGTACAGATGCAGGTTCAAAAGTTGAAACTATGAGGTTATCAGCAACCGGTCAACTCGGTGTAGGTACAGCAGCTCCAAGAGAAAAACTAACTGTACATGGTAACATTAGCGCTAGTGGTAGTCTTAGCGCCGCTGGTCCAGATAGTAATTACTTCGAAGGTAAAGTTGGTATTGGGACACATAGTCCGACAGACATACTCACTATTAATCAAACTGCTGATAGCAATGGTATTAGAATAAATGGATATGATGACCATTCATCTTCTTTTGCAAAACTTTTCGTAGATAATAATGGTCATGCAGAACTTTCACAAAGCACAAATGGTGGTGATGGTTACCTTGAGTTAAAAGCAGAAAATTACCTTCAACTTAATGCTGGGTCATTTGTTTTTACGGACGATGAGTTCAGAATTTATGATGATGGTCAATTATCACTGGGCAATGGAGCAGATTTTAAAATCAAATATGATGATTCTACTGATAAATTAAAGATACACTCTAGCAGTAACGATGGTATCACAATGGATACCGCTGGTAATGTTGGTATAGGAACCACAGCACCCGCAGAAAAATTAACTGTACTCGGTAACATAAGCGCCAGTGGTAGTCTTAGCGCCGCTGGTCCAGATAATAATTACTTTGAAGGTAAAGTTGGTATTGGTACTGCAACACCCGGGGCTCAGTTAGACGTTAAAGGGGATGGTGCAGATGTCTTTTTATGTTCTAATGATTATAAAATAGCTCGTATTCAACCAAGGAGTACTGGAGGAGATTTAGATAAAGGTTTGCTATCTTTGTTTGATGCTTCTACTGAAGCTGTACGAATAGATTCAGCAAGTAGTAGTTGGTTTAACGGTGGTAATGTTGGTATTGGTACAACAGCACCAAATGAAAAACTAACTGTAGCAGGTAACATAAGCGCAGTAGGTACATTAAGTGCAGCAAAAGGAGTACATGTACCTAATAGTGTCTGTATAACAGCAGGAAATCATAAAGATTTACTAATATATCACAATGGAGCTAATTCCTATATACGAAACCAACACTCCGGTGATTTCTTTATAAGAACTGATAATTCTTCAAGCTCTCTTGTACTCGCGCATGGTGCTGAAAAATCTTTTCTTTCTGTTTGTGGTGGTCGAGCTGAATTGCGTTTCAACGATTATAAGAAGTTTGAGACAACGGATGATGGTGTCTGTGTTACTGGTAAGCTATGTACTACCGGGGAAGCGTATATTGGTAGTAATACTACAGTAATGGGTAACTTAAGCGTCTGTGGTGATATGATTTACATAGATACAAGTGTTACCGTTACTTCAGCACTGTCAGTTGTTAATAGTGGTACAGGACCTGCATTATTTGTAGCTCAAGAAGGTTCGGAACCTATTGCACATTTTGTTGATAGAAATGGTGATGATGTAGTAATCGATGATGACGGTGCAGTTGGAATTGGCATTTATAGTCCTCAGTCTAAATTACATGTTTCTTCTGGTAACATAAGGATAGATAACAATCAACAGTATTTGGCAGAGACTGCTGGGGGTGGGGTGATAGGTGTTGCTAAGATGGATGGTTCAGACAACCTCTTAATCGGTGATGGTAATCTAAAGATTGATGTAACTGGCACTTCGACAATGATGACCATTGATTCTTCTGGTAATGTAGCATTAGGTGATGATAAAAAATTTAAAGGAACAACTTATGCAAGCTCTTACATAAAGTTTAACGATGATACAAAAGTAAGTGCAAACAGTGATATCATATTTGATGTCAATGGTTCTGATGAATTAATGCGTCTTGAGGAAGGTGGTAACGTAGGTATAGGTACAGTAGCACCAGCTGAAAAATTAACTGTACTTGGTAACATAAGTGCTAGTGGAAGTCTTAGCGCCGCTGGTCCAGATAATAATTACTTTGAAGGTAAAGTTGGTATAGGTAGAACTGGTCCTCAAGCAGAACTTCATGTTGATGGAGATATTTTAATTACTCAAGGCAAAGCATTGAGGGGCTATTATGGCAATTCACTTCCTTTTGATATCATAGGAATGGATTCCACTACTGATACCCATATATATGGAGCTAATAACAACACCAGTGATATTTTCTTTGAAACTTGTACCGGTGGCACTCTGCATAACAGAATGACTATCCTAAATAGTGGCAATGTTGGTATCGGAACACCAGCTCCAGATCAATTGCTTACTATAGGTGGTTCTGAAGCTGTTGCTATGCTTTCAAGTACTAATGGCAGATGTACATGTTTGCAACAAGGTGGAGGTCACTTTCATATTAAACCAAATATGGGTTGTGTTGCTATAGCTAATGGACAAAGTACTGCAGGTAAATTACAAATTTATAATAATGCTTTTGAAAATATTAGATTAAACTCTAATGGTGATAGCTGGCTTAGCGGGGGTGATGTTGGTATAGGTACATGTACCCCGGGCGCAAAATTTCACATACAAGGTCATGGAAGTACAGGGGGGTTGCGTATTGATAATGGAAGCGGTGGTAGTGATAATGTTAATTTTTATCACGCTGATAATGGTAATGATTCTGATTTTTTTATTACATACCAAGGTACTGGGGGTGCTGAAATTACTTTAAAGCCTGATGGTGATACACTTCTTAATGCTTCTAATGGAGATAATGTAGGTATAGGTACAGAAAAAACATCTGAAAAATTAACTGTACATGGTAACATAAGCGCTAGTGGAAGTCTGAGTGCTGCTGGTCCTAGTCCTAACTATTTTGCTGGTAATATTGGTATAGGTACAAACTCACCTTCTGGTTCTCTCAACTTAGTAAATAATTGCAGCCTTCGATTTGGTACAGGTGGTAACTTTAGATTTTATCACGATGGTTCAACAAATTTTGTTGAAAGTCATAGTGGTGATATAATTTTCTATAACTATGATCATGGTAATGATATCGTATTTTGCGCTGAAAACTCCAGTGGTACTGCTGCTGAGTATATAAGGATTGATAGTAGTGCAAATAATACTTGTGTTAAGCAAAACTTCCGATTTGCTGATAATGTAACAGCTGGATTTGGAACTCATGAAGATTTTACAATAAGTCATAATGATACTAACGCGTTATTAATTGGTACCAAAGGAAATATAACTTTTTGCAATCAAGCATCTGATGCTGATATTTTATTTAAAGCTGACGACGGCTATGGTAATGAAGTTGATTACTTGCGGTTAGATGGTGGTGAAGAACAAATATTAATAGGTACTGGTTTACCTGTTTCTGCTGGTAACGTGGGTATAGGTACTACTACACCTAATGAAAAACTTACCGTATTTGGTACTATAAGTGGTAGATGTGATATTAAAACTACTTGTGGTACCATACTAGGTAAAGTAATTAACGCAAATAGTTGTTTTGCTGGAACAAAACTTGATGCACAATATGTTAGCAACGCAGCAGAATTATGTCTTACTAGTGGTAAGTCAGGTTGTGTAAAAATAGGTACATCACAGGGATTTGCCATGACGTTATCTGCTAATGCTTCTGCTCCGAGAGTTGGTATTGGTACTGATATTTTAAATGAGGCGTTAAACTTACCGGATGGCTACAAGATAGGGTTAGGCTGTAGTGCTGATTTACAATTATATCACGACGGAAACAATAAAATTGAAGGTACGACTGGATATACAAGAGTAGCTGCTACTAATGGGATTTTATATCTAGATGGTAATAATACATGTATAAGGTCTGGAGATGGAGGTGAAACGCAAGCTAAGTTTATTGATGACGGAGCAGTTGAATTATATCACGATAACTCAAAGAAGTTTGAGACAACATCTACTGGTGTTTGTGTTGCAGGTCTTAGTGCAACATCTGAAGTCGCTGTTCCGGATGACGGTAAGATATCAGTAGGGGATCAAAAATATTTACAAATCTATCACAATGGAAGTAATAGCTTTATAGACGATGTTGGGATTGGTGATTTATATATTAGAGCAAACAACCTTAGATTGCAGAATGCTGATGGCTCTGGTCAGACTGTGAATGCAAATAATGGTGGTAATGTTGAATTATTTTTCGACAACTCAAAGAAGTTTGAGACAACAAATACTGGAGTATGTGTTACCGGGTGTATTGCTGGATCTACAGGAGCTGTTATTATAGATGGTGATCTAACCGGTGTTAATCACTTTAGTGCTTGTACAAAAGCATTCTTAATTGATCACCCAACAAAGCCTGGTTATAAACTAAAACACGGCGCTGTAGAGGCTCCAGAATGGGGTGTACAATTTAGAGGTAAAACTGATAAAAGTTGTATTACTTTACCTGAATATTGGAAAGGATTAGTTAGAGATGACTCTGTTTCAGTAATATTAACACCAGTGGGTAGTTATCAGTGTTTATATGTTAAGTGTCAGAGCAATGAACATATTTGTATAGGTGGAGTTTCTGATTGCTATAACTACGTAGTATATGGTGAACGTAAAGATATCGATAGAATGGAGGTAGAAGTAGATGGCGTCTGAAATAAAAGGTCATTTAATACGTGACGGTTTAGTATTTGTTGAGGATTTTAAAAATCCAAGATGCTATCAAGGATCTACTAGTATAAATTTAGCAGATCCCTCTGTAACCGGTACCATATCACAGCAATCTAGCTTAAATGCTGAAGATACATGGTCTAACGCTAATATATCTTCATGGGCTAATGATATATCTGAAATTACTTTCTTTACATTGATACATGTATTACGCTCACATACCGGTTATGCTGAACATCCTGTAAGTAAATGGAATAGTTCATATGCTAATAATGCTAGTTTTATATTATACCATTTTGGAAACTATCTTGGAAACGGTTCTCAGTTAAAATTTAGATGGTATGGTAATCAAACTGCAGGAGATGCAAGCGGGTGGACTAATATTACAAATACCGCAATATTAAGCCCTGGAGGGACATATTTATTAACTTTACAATGTGCAGCTCCAGGAGCTTCACAACTATGGGTAAACGATACTAAGGCAGGAAGTGCTGTTAATTTAACAGGTAATTTAGGTCAAACAAGTTCTGGTTCTTCTTTAAGTCATATGACTACTTTTATTCCCCCTGGTGGTTCAGATTATAGACATGCTTATAACGAAGCTATAGCAGTTTATGATAGAAAGTTGACAGACGATGAAGTTAGATATACATATAACATATACAAAGGACGAACCTCTAGAGGGGCTAGTTTTACAACAGGATGAGTGTTTCACATAATACAGCTAGAATAGTAACAGAAGGGTTAGTATGGTATTATGATGTAAATAATCCCAGATGCCTCCCAAACCCAACTGTTGCTATTGATGAAAATACTAAGTTATATAACTTAGCGACAGAGAGTGATCATGCAGATGATTATTTAAGAGTATATGACACAGATGCATGTCCGGAAATGTCTTTTACAAGACATGAGCAAACGGGATTATGGTTATATAATCAAGATGGTGTTACAGATACAAATGAAGACCCGGGTTGGTTATCTAACGAAGCCTATACAAGAACTAATGTAAATAATTATACATTCTTCTGCTGGTTTAATTTTCCGTATGGTAACAGTAGCCAACGAACAGACAACATTTACGGTGGAGGTTTTCAATCTAAAACTTCTTTTTATTTATCCCCCGGGGGGACAAGTAGTGCGAGAGGGTTTTTAAGATATCCTAATTCTGGTACTACTGGTTCTTATTCCCGTGTGACAACAGAATTCAACGATCCACAGCAGTGGCTTTGTATGGCTACAACAGATGAGGATATACCTGGAGGTACCTATAAAACTAAATTATATTTTAATGGGTTATTTGATGGGGAATCTACTGCTAGTGCATCTTTTGCTGCTCCATCTGGTAATGATATGGCAACCTGGGGAAGCTGGAGCGGTGGATACGGTCCTCCTACAATGAGAGCTAATTGTTATATGTACTATGAAAGGACATTAACAGCAGAAGAAATTTTACAAAATTATAACGCAACTAAGGATAGATTTGGAACAAACCAAAATATTGGATAAAAATTTAACGTATAAATATATATAGATGGCAAACGTACTTATAACTCCAGCATCAGGGGCAATCTACTTCAATGAAGAGACAGCTGGTGGGTCAACTGTGCCTAAAATTTCAAGTGGCGGTATACAGTTTTCCCAAATAGATAAATCCGGGTTAGAAATTGAAAGTCATTATGGTGGTTTAACTGGTGCTTCTCGTTTTTCTGTTGTAGGTGACGGTGGCCAATTATTAGGTGTAACAGATAGTCTTACAGGAGATATTTTTTCTGTTAATGATGCATCTGGACTTCCGATAATAAATGTAAATTCTTGTGTAACAGACGTAGTTACTATAGGTACATACGGTACAAATACCCTGGTTACTTCCGCAGGTAACGTCGGCATTGGTACTGGTACACCTACCTCTAAACTAGAGGTAATAGGAGATGCAAAATTTTGCTCTGATATTGTCTGTATTAAAGGTACTGATGCTACAACTAGCTTAGTTGTAGATGATGGTGCTTCTGGTGCTCATATATGTTTAGAATCAAGGGGTTCAGGTGAAGCAGCAATTTGTATAGGCGGTGAAAATTCTTCTATTAGTCGAACAGGGGGTGATTTAAATTTTTATGCTAATGGTGTTGACATGGAGTTTAGTACTGATAATGGTACTACTACATCGTTGTTTATAGATACTAGCGATAAAGTTGGTATTCGTACTCAGGATCAGAGTAGCTTGAGTGATTCAGCTAATACATTAGTAGTTGGTAGTGGAACCGGATGTCATGGCATTACTATATATTCTGATAATGCTGATACTGGTAATTTATATTTTGCTGATGGTACATCAGGAGATGAAGTATATAGAGGGTATGTTATATATAACCACGATTCAAACAAATTACTTTTAGGTGCTGGAGCTGCTACAAGAATAACAGCTACAAATCATGGTAAAGTTGGTATAATGACAACTAATCCGCTATCTGCTGAACTTACAATAGCAGGTAGTGTTAGTGCTTTAAGTGGTTATTGTAGTACTGTTACCGGTAATACAGTCATGGGTACCAAGGCTATGTTACTTATGGGTAGCGGGGCTAATTTAAATACAGCTATAGGTTATAGGGCGTTGTTAACAAACTCTACAGGAGATTATAACGTTGCTGTTGGAGCTGGTGCACTTCAAAATAATACAACAGGTTCAAACACAGCTGTTGGGTTGCAAGCTTTACATACTAATACAGGAGCTGGTACTCAAAACACAGCAATTGGATTACAGTCTATGTTTTCAAACGCTGAAGGTTATCAAAACACCGCTGTTGGAGAAGGCGCATTATTTAGCAACACATCAGGATTACGTAATGTTGCAGTTGGTTGCGGAGCTGCATATTATAATACAACAGGTGATTGCAACGTTGCTATTGGTTGTGAAGCTTTAAAATCTAATGAAACTAGTAACTATAATGTAGCTGTAGGATCTAAAGCCTTGTATGCAAATTTGGGAGGAGCGTGTAACGTAGCTGTAGGATCTTGTGCCTTAGTAAGTAATACATGCGCTGTTAATAACACCGCTGTTGGACAGTATGCTTTATGTAGCAATACAACAGGAGATAAAAATAATGCTTTTGGTACTGAGGCTTTATGTAGTAATATAGCGGGTACTTATAATACCGCTATAGGTTATAGAACTTTATTTGGTAATACTTCGGGTGATTATAATATAGCTATAGGTCGACAAGCTTTAGATGATAATACTACCGGTGGGGGTAATATAGCATTAGGGCGTCAAACTTTATGGAAAAATACAGAAGCCGGGTGTAATGTTGGTATAGGTCACTTTGTATTAAACAACAACACCGGTACTGCTTGTCAGAACGTAGGTGTTGGTACAAATGCTCTATATACTAATACTACCGGTGTATTTAATAATGCGATTGGAGCATGCACTTTGTATTATAATTCAACCGGTTATCATAATGAAGCTATCGGCTATCATGCTCTCTACAATAATACTGGAGGATTTTATAATATTGGGATAGGACGTGAACCTCTTAAAGCAAATACCCACGGTACAAATAATATAGCTATAGGATATAGACCTTTATGCAAAAATACTACTGCTAGTAATAATATCGGTATTGGTGGGTGTGCACTACATGATAATACAACTGGTTGTTGTAACGTCGCGATAGCATTTAAATCTCTCGAAAATAATACAACCGGAAATTATAATGTTGGTATAGGTCCCAGTGCCCTACTTTATAATGCAACCGGGTTAAATAATGTTGCTATAGGAGCCATGGCTCACTCCGGCGGTCATCCTTATAGCAACAGCGGGAGCAGTAATGTTGCTATTGGATATCAGGCAATGTTTTATAATCGAAATGGAAATTGTAACGTTGCTCTAGGTTACAACGCATTGTATACAAACATATGTGGTTCACATAATACTAGTATAGGTTGGCAAAGTATGTACTATAGTACATCAGGTGACTATAACTTTAGTGCTGGTTATAGAAATCTAATGGATAATACAATTGGAAGGGATAATGTTAGTTTAGGTTATCTTGGACTAACAAACAATACAACAGGATGTTGTAATATAGCCATTGGATCTAATACTCTACATTCTAATACGATAGGAACACATAATATAGCTATTGGACCCTCATCCCTTAAGAGTGTTATTACCGGTGGATGTAATGTTGCTATTGGAACCTGCGCGCTTACAAACGTTCTTTGCCGGGGTTATAACACAGCTGTTGGATATGAAACATTAAAGGGTGCAATATCTGCAGCAAGTAATACAGCTGTAGGTTTTAGAGCGTTGTTAGCAGCTAATTCGAATGCTAATACAGCTGTTGGTCTTGATGCTTTACGCTGTACAACAGCTGGTGTATATAATGAAGCTTTAGGTTACCAAGCGCTTAGAACAAATACATGCGGTTATCAAAATGTTGGAATAGGAACTCATGCGCTGTATTCGAATACTACCGGTAATAATAATACTGCAGTAGGTTTTAATTCTTCAAGATCCAATACAACCGGTCATTATAATACATCTATTGGTTTATATTCTCTCTGTAATAATACTGATGGAGACTGTAACGCAGCTGTAGGTTATGCAGCTGGAAGATTTGAAAATAACGGTTCTAGTGCAGTAACATCACCTGATAACAGTACATATTTAGGAGCTTGTACAAGATCATTAGCTGGTACTCCAGTAAACGAAACTGTAATTGGTTTCTGCGCTTGTGGTTGTGGTAATAATAGTGTTGTGCTTGGTAATGATGATGTTGCCGGTACTTACTTAAAAGGTAAAGTTGGTATTGGGACTATGAATTCGACGCCACCACCGGTAGAGCTTACTGTTTCTGGTGAAATAAGCTCTAATAATTGCTTAAAGATAGGACCTAATCCTGGTAATTGTCTTACAATAACTAATCAAACCTTATTACGTTCACAGAGTGATACCGGGTATCTTGAAATTGGTTCTGCAAATGGGTCGTATGCTCATATTCAAACTGATAGAGCTAAAATTTATTTTAATAAATGTCTAGTAGTCGACACTGGAGTGGTAATGGCTTATAATGAAGATTTGGTTTTAGGTCCAAGTGATGGTGGGACAGTAGGTAATGGTTTCTGTGATGTACAATTATGTGTAGGCGGTGCAACAAGAATGCATGTTGCATCCGGAGGTAATATTGGTATAGGTACAACATCTCCTGGTGCAACATTAGATATACACACCGGTACTAATACTAATGGTATTTTTATTAGAGAAGATAGTGATGATTCAATAACACATAATTTATACGTTGATAGTAACGATTCTGGTGTTATGGTTATGTACAAAGATGGTCAGACTGCCCAAGTACAGCTGCATGCTAATGGTGATAATTATATTTGTTGTAATCTTGGTATTGGTGAAGATGACCCGGGTGAAAAATTAACTGTTGCAGGAAACATAAGCGCATTAGGTAATGTATATCTCGGTCAAGGCAAGTCTGTATATACAGATCAAATAAGAGCAATAGATAGCGGTGGTCTTTATGTGACTGATGATGCAAGTAATGGTATCTTTATTAAAGATGGGGGTAATGTTGCAATTGGTTCTTCTACAGCAGATGATAAATTACATATATGTGGCGGTAGTATTCAATTAAACCAAGGTTCAGGTTATGGTTTAAAATTTGGTGATTGTTCATGTTTAGTGCAATACGGAGACTTGTACATGGTTCAAACCGGAAATGGTCATATAAAAATTGAAAGCGGTGCCGCATATTGCTGTACTGTATTTTGCGGTAATGGGGGGTCAGGTAAGGCAACTTTCGCTACAATGGATTTTACAAACTCAGTTTTCGATATTAATGGAATGGTGAGGCAAAATACTCAATTAGCTATAAATACAGCTACAGCTAAAACTTTAGTAATAGGAGACCATGGTAGGTTACTTACTCTTGATAATGGAAGTGCTATTACTTTAACTGTACCGCCAAACAGCTCAGTAGCTTTTCCTATTGGTGCTGAGGTTACAATTGTACAGAAAGGAGCAGGACAAGTTACTATAGCTGCAGGTTCAGGAGTAACGTTGTATGCAGCTGATAATGAACTAAAAACTCGTGTCCAATACAGTTCAGCTGTATTAACTAAAATTGCAACAGACACTTGGTTAGTTGCTGGTGACTTAACAGCATAAATTATGAGAAATAAATCTGGTATAATTTCATCTACAAGGCAGTTATTAATGGATATACATCCTAATATTACAGATTATGAATTTGCAGCTTATGGAATGTATAGCTTTAGATATTTGAACAGAAACTATAATGGTGATGTATTTTTGGGGTATTTAGATTCAAGCGGCGCTACGCAAGGCTTTACTCCAGATGAGATTGCAGATGGTACCTTAACAACATTTGCAGCAGGTGATACAAGTAACGGTCGAGTTAGGGTAAAAACACTCTACGATCAAAGTGGTAATGGAAATGACGCGACACAAACTTCACGGTATAGTATGCCGGTTATTGTTAATGGTGGAAGTATAAACACTTTAAACGGGTTACCTGCATTAGACTTTGATGGTGCTAATGATTATTTACGTTTAGATACAGCTCTTCCTAATATAAGAATAGGTGATTGTAGTTCATTTGTTGTTGGTGAGTTTGATACTGTGGATCCTAACCCACAAGAGGTTATGCTTTCCTTAGGTACAACAACTAACGGTGCTAGGTGGTATGCTCCAACTCAATACTATGATGGCTTAAACTTTGGTTACGCAGGTACATGGAATCGGGTTCAGCAAACCGGTGATACTGATCCTCATTTATTTACTGCCATTGCTGGGTCAGTACAAGGTAATTATCAGCCCTTTATTGATGGTACGTCTTTAGGTAGCTTTACTCGTGTTGAAAAAAACAGTTCAGGTTCATACGGTCTCGGTGGGTTAAACAACGCTACAACATATGCTCTTGATGGGCGAATTACTGAATGTCTAGTTTTTGATGGTGACTGCAGTTCTCTACGAACTGCTATAGAAAAAAATATAATGGACTATTATAATATAAGCTAATGAAAGAATACGATTGGAATATAACAAGGTGTGACCCTCTTAGACCTCCTCTTAGTGGTTACTACGTAGATCTTGTAGAATATACAATAGATAATAACGGGTTTAGAGTCTCAGATAACTTTTTAGAAGAGCATTATTTTAGTGATTATGCTACAGCTTCAGCATATTGGGATAGTAATAAGCAAGATCATTATATCTTATATAACGAGATACAAGAAGAAGAAGTTGATGATGGTATATAGCTATAAATATATACTATAACCCCGTGAGATTAAGGGAGAACACGTTAGTATTCAATTAAGCGTAACCTAGTGCTACTTTACGACGTAAGTTAGGTCCTACTGCGAGATTATACCCACAGAGAACAGGAGTTACTGTACGTGAGGCGTGAGCAATTTGATATGTAACAGTAAAGTTATCTTCACAAACGAGAGCAATAGTGTGACCATCGTAGCCTTTATTAAGATTAAATAACGACCATGCAGCTCTAAATCTACAAGAAGTAAACTCACCGTCTTCTGGATTTGTACAATGGTAGTCTAATTGTAGTGGTGCAGCTGAAGCTTCTGGCAGGTAAGTAAATAGCACTCCAGCTACTTCTCTATCAACCCCATCAACGGTAATGGCTCCACCAGAAAGCAAAACAAATGAATTGTTTAAAGCACTTAAACTAAACATTCCTCCACGTCCATCTGCTCGTGGTGAATTATTTATAGGGTCCGGACCGGTATCACCACCTAAATCTGCGGTAAAGTATAAACCTGTATCATATGTGTATTCGTAATCTGCCATATAAATATTTAGTCTTAAATGTATCCCATTTGTACTTTTCTTCGCATATCTGGACCAACTACTAGATTAAAACCTGAAGCAACTGGTAGCATGGTACCGGCTTTAGCAGTATAGGTAACGGTCATTCCATTAAGAGCGACTAATGCAAAGGTATTATTATGGTAATCTGAATCTACTCTAATGTGTGTATTATGTGTAGCATGATCTGGTGATCTCATTGTTCTAGCAGTAACAGGAGCGCTATTTGGTGAACTACCATCGCCTCCTTTATAGTTAAATAAAAGTCCAATTACTGGTGAATCTCCAATTCTTCCTGTATTTAATAATTGAACTGAATTATCTAACGCACTTAATCCAAAGTCTCCACCTCGACCATTTGCCAGTGGCGAGTTATTTAAATAGTGTGGAAGTTGTATTCCTGTGTTGCTAAATTCGCCCCCACTTAAGTTATAAAGACCGTGTGTAAACGATGAAAGGTTAAAAAAATTCATTGATGACATATTAATATTTAGTCTGCTTGTAAAATAGTTAAGAGGAATAAACAAAAAAAACAGCAGAGCTTTCGCTCTGCTGTTTTGTGATTATGTCTCTCGACTGCTGCTTAATCAGCGACGTTCTAATATTAGAAGTACACCGACTGAGAAGCTGGAGTGAACGCAGTACCGAGTCCCTGAACAAGAATGACATGATAGTAGAGATTTGCTCCGAAGATGTTGTCAACAACACCATAACGAGTAAGCAAGCCAACACGTGGTGCGAAGTCGTTAGGACCAATAGTTCTCTGAACCATGACAGGAATGTAAGGACAGTAAATGATACCAGTATCGTAGAATTCAGGACCTTTGTATCCGAGAAGAGCATACTCAATAGCGTCGGTACGTGTAGCACCATTCGTTGTGTAAGTTTGCTCATCATAGATGTTAGAGTTCTGAACCTCTGTACGAGTATCACGGTAAACGTTGAATCTTCCACCAAGTGAACCAACCTTAGCAATACCAACAGGTTGTGTATTTACGTCACCTTGAACGGGTACCCACTGGAATTCAGGGAGCATTTCAAGAATGGCGGCAACACGAGGAGTACAAACAATAAAGTTTGCAGCCCCACGCCTGTTACGCACAGCAATGCGGTTAGCTTCAATGATGATACGCTGATAGAAGTCCCTATTACGCTCAACCATCCAACGGCCGTCTGCAGAAGCAGGTGACCAGAAGGAGAATCCTCTGTTAGCTCCAGCATTAAGAGAAGCCTGGATCATTCTCATGAGCATTTCACGGTCGATCTCAGCTTGAATCTCGTACGACATAGCGTTCGTGATTTCAGCATCAATATCGATACCGTTCATGTTCTTAAGGTCTTGCTCAAGCTCGACGGACCAACGTGCACCAAGGCGGCGTGTGCCGGCCTCAACAGCGGTCTTCTCGAACTTAACCTCAACCTGAGGAATGTTACCAGTAATCTCAAATGCGGAAAGAATTTGAGCGACACCTCGATCTTGATCAGCGAAAGACCAGTTAGAATCATCTCCGGACAAGCCGTAAGAAGAAGCACCGGTAAATCTTGTATCAAGAAGTTGGTATCCAAGCTCGTCAGCATTAAGACCGTCTACACCAGTGTAGTTATTTCCAGCACCACCAGTACGTGCGCCAGAAGCTGCACCTGCAGGGGTGTTAGGAGGGTTACCAGGACCGGTGAGGGCGCCGTTCTTATCAGTACCATCGACACCAAAGCCAAGGTATTCATTCTGATAAGCATAACGAAGTGCGAATGCAAGTCCAACAGGACCAGACATAGGCTGCACGCCAACAATCTCATTTGTGATAAGCTCGGGGAACGTACGACGAATCATTGGAATAAGAACTTTTGGAAGACGAGCATCACCTGCGGCGTAGTTATCTCCAGAATTGATGGTACCTTGTGACGGGTTGTATAAACTCGACATAGTAGCACCTTTTCCGAAAGAACCTCCACCAACAGAAGAACTCTCCTCAATACACCATTGCTCTTGGTTCTCAAGAAGAATAGCAGTATTCAAGCGAGTGTGGTCGTCATCAATAGCCTTAACACTATCGGATGAATAATCAAGAACAGGTGCCCACTTCTCAAGAAGTGTATCTGCCCTATCTCTATCAATAAATGATTGTGGTTTATTCATTAGACGTTTCCTTTCATTTTACCTCATGGGATCTAGTCCCAAGTTACTCAGGTGGCTAGCACCTCGTTGTTCAGGGGTGAAATTATTTGTGTGACCTCTCTAACTCCTCAAGATAAGGGTTAGAAGGTTTGGATTTTTTCTCCTCTGTGATTGTTTTTTGTACCGGGGCATCTGTTTTGACCTTACGTGTTTTGTATGCCTCTTCTTTAAGTACAGAAAGTCTTTCTTTTTCTTTTTTATTAAATAACGTAACTGTGTAGTTAAAGTTCTCTTCAATAAACTTTGGTGATTTATCACCTAAAATTTTAACAAGATAATCTTTTTTACTTTGTGGAAGACCAGCTGTTTTTGTTTCTAATAATAAATTAGCAGTTTGTTTTCCATACGCTTCTTTAAGAAGATTATTTTCTTTTTTAAGAATGTTAAGATCAGCAGTTAATTTATCAATTTGTGTCTTACCATCAACAACAGCTTCTTTAACAGACTCACTCATTAGGGATGAATCTACAGCAAGCACTTTTCTTAAGTTAGAAAGAACTTCTCTTGCAGTTCTATTCTTAGTTGCTTCTTCAATAGCTTGTGTTGGTACAGCTTCTTCTATGTATTCATCTAAATAGTCTGAAATACTCTCTACTAATGTTGTTTTAAACTTACTAGCGCTTCCATTGAGTTCTTTTTCATAACGCTTAACTACAGTAATAAGCTTATTTGCATTATTAATATCTACAGCTTCTACAACTCTTTTAAGTTTATCAGTATGATCTTTATCAATCGCGCTAACTAACTCTTCAAGTTTTTCAGCATAAAGCTCATCTTGATTAGTTAATGCAGCTTCTACTGATAGCTGAATTTTTTCTCCAATGGCAGATTCTATAGCTTGTACTGACTCTTCAGTAAGTACTTCTTCTGCTTGTTCAGGTAATGCTTTCTTATTCATAATTAAAAGAGTGGTTTATCGGTTGCGTTATTAATTTTTTTTGCAATTTTATCCTCAATGACGCTCTTTAAATATTTATGTGCCTGAGCATAATTTTTATCAGAAACGTGGTGGATAAACTTACTAATCTTTAATTTATCTTTAGCCATATTATTATTTATTATATTGATTTAATAAAGCTAAGGATTCTGTTACGTAAAAACAAATCAATGTCTTTTTTTGGTAGTTTTTGTAGTGATTTTTCAAAATTTTCATAAACTTCTTCGTATTTATTATCATCAACCAATACCCATTGTTTAGATTCTAATATACCATTAACAAAAGCTTTTGGATATGATGGATCTGCTACACAATCAATAGCAACTAATTTCATATTTTTAACGGTACTATGCTCACTACTCTCTTCAAGTGTGCCTAAAGCTCGTGAAGACATACCTACTTTTACACCGTCATTTATTAAAGATCTAACTATTTGACCACACGGCGTAGATAATACTTTTGACTTACCATAAAATACATTTCCATCTTGGGTTAACTCTGTTACCATATGACACGCTCTTTCTAGATCTACATCTGCTGATGTTGGGTGATTTAGCTCTCCCATTGCACGGCCTGGTGTAACCATTTCCTCAATATAACGTTGTGTTTCTCTTTGTAATTCATCTAGAGGGTATAAACGATTATTTCTATTTACCCCTTCAGCCATCATATAAGGACCTTTTATATATAAATTCGAAGGTGAGTTTCTATCTACTTCTTCTTCAATGTATTCGAACTCATCGTTCACATCAGGTTTTTCTACAACCAAGTTAAGCTTTAATGACATACAATTATTTATTCATTTGTTCGAAATAAGCTCTTTTTCTGTTAAAATAATGAAAGAACCTCCTATTTTTTTACAATATTCTCTAGCTGCAGACCATTTTGCTTGATTTATAACAAACGCTCGTTGCTCATAAATTAAATGCTTTTTCTTTTTATATTTAACTGTAGGTGGTTTTGTTTGTTTTGAAGGTTTAATTTCAACGAGATATTTTTTTGTTACAGTACCTTCTTTAATTTCAATATAATTATCAACGTAATATCTATGTACTCTATGATCTATAGGACTTGTATAAGGTATAACAACATTTTCACTACCCCATTTAATTACGTTAGGGTTATCATCACAAAAACGGAAAAATTTTAACTCTAAACCAGAGCGGTATATTGCTTTGCTACCAATAAACTTATGTATATTTTTAGGTATAAAGGTACCTTGACGCCATTTATTCATCACCCAACAAAGAACATTGGAGGGTCATTATCACCTAGACCAGGTGAAGCGCCTTGGAGCAATTCTCCTTCAAGTTCAGTTTTTCGTTGTAAACCTTCTTGGAGCATATCGTAATTTAATGCCCCACCACCTAATAATTGTACATTGCCAAATTTACCCCTGACACGTCCTATAGTTATTTGTGATAAAGCTAATGCATATTCATATATCCATTGCTCCATAATAACATCTCTAATTGCTCTTTCTAAATAACAAGATATTACTCCGTAAAATCGATTACCATCAGGTTGTGGGTACATTTGCATATACTGAGTACGTGAATCAAATTTTACATCACGTCTTGTTGCTAACATTTTTTCTCGGGTGTCCATCCACTCCTTTAAGGTATACCATGATACAAGATCAAATCCATAATTACCTAATGCATAACTAAAATAGGTTTGTTGCGCTAGGGTCTGTTCGAGAGTAAATAACGTGTTAATACCGGTATTTGAACCTTCCTCAAAATCAGATACATCGATTACCTTACGGTAGTCCATAATATCATAATCAAAAACATTTTGATAAAATATAGCATCGGATGCAGATCCTTGAAAAGTAAGAGTGTTTTTCTGAGTTTGTTTAAAGTGTGCAGTTAGGCTTTGATTGAAAGAAGAAATTTGTGAAAATAAAGCATGGTCAAATAATTCTAACTCTTTAATACCCGGGCTCGTACCACTCATTTCATACGAAAATGTTGAAGATAGTTCAACTGAACTAGAAAACACACTACCACTTAAAGTTGAAGTTGCAACAAAAAGCGTTTCACCAAACGCACTAGTGTAGGGAGATCTAGATCCATAAAATTCAGGGCCAGGTCCTATTGGATTATTACCAGCTGTTAATTTTCTATTTGTATCTAAATCAGTATTTGCTAATGTATAAAGTAAATCTAAACGTATTCCTTTATTCTCTTCATACATTCTGGAATCAAATATTAAAAACTCTTGCGTATAACCAGCATATTTTGTAAAATATTCAACTGCGATTTGTATATTTTCTCTAAGTTGATCGGTATGAATTTCTAATGAAACTAAAGGGAATCCTAAAGATCTTTTAATCCTATCACCTAATCTATCATATGTTTCTATTTTAGAGTTTAAGTTTGTTGAGAGAAAAGCCGAAAGGGGCTGAATTGTACATGCAAGTGCCATAAAATTATTTATTCGCGAATAAATAAATATATGGCGACATCACCACCTAAAAGTAATCAGCAAGACACAAGCACGTATTATAACCAAAATCAGTGTTTTTCCTTTTCAAGACATGTTCCTACATCGATAGTACAGCTATCTGGGCAAGATCCAAATGCACCTGCTCCTTTTGGTAGTAATACAAATACAGCACCTGCAGTTGCAGTTAAAGTAGGTCAGCCGTGTTCAGAGGTTGTTATATATAATACTACTGGAGGAGTTTTAGAAATTTTTGTAGATACAAGTGGTAATTACGGAACGGTAAGAGCAGACCATGTAATTCAAATACCTAATAACCACGAGACTGTAGTGAGAGGTCTTACAAATGTTAATCAAGTATCAGCAAAAGCAGGCAGCGCGGGTATAGTACATTATAGAACACAATTCTTTAGCAGTAACCCTGTTAGGTAGGTTCTTCTGTTTCTACTGTATCAACTTCAGCTTCTACATCAACCTCCTCTGGTGCATCTACATCAGCTGGTCCTCCACCAAATTCTGGTATACCACCAGAGCCTCCTCCGCCTACCCCAGCTCCTTCACCTCCGACAGCTGCTTCGCCCTCGGCTAGCTCGCCTGCCAATGCTTGTTCTTTCCAAGCAGGCCCGGCTGCAGTAATTTGTGATATCTCCCATTGTAACTCAGCATCTTTTCTTAAAAACTCTCTATTAGCAAGTATGTCTTTATCACGCCAACCGAGATATTTCTTTTGCGCGTAAGTAGCAGATACAAATTCGTTTGAAGCTAAATTATTATAATTATTAGACTTTAACTCTAGTCTTTGATTTTCTCTTAATTCGTAAAAATTAGTCGGAACATTAAAATCGATTTCAATATTTTGTTCATTAAGTTCTAATTTTTCAAATATACCCATTAGGGTTAAGTGTGTAATATAACCTTTTTTGAGACCAGCAGCAAACCTTTGCTGTTGTCTCATAATAAATCTAGCAAACTTTAATTCTTCACGTAATATCGTTGATCCATCAGCTGAAGCTTGATCGTTTGGATCTAATCTCATTGAAGGTACTTTAAGAGCTCTATAAAGTTTCTTAATGAAATACATTAAGTCTGAAAGCTCCCCCAAATTAGCACCACCGGCTAACTGAGATACAGTAGTTCCTTCAGATCCTTGACGTCTAGCGAACCAAAATGCATCAAGCATTGATTGTGGATTAAATTTTTTAACAATATCATTTTGATCAATATCAAATGTTTTTCTAGACCAGTAATTTTGAATTAACTTGCGTAAATATGCTTCTGCTTTTGGCGGAGCCATGTTACCAACATCAACATTAAAAACTAATCTTTCAGGAGCTCTAACTAAACGATAAATTACAATTGCATCTTCAATTAAAGATAATTGTCTGTAAGGTCGTCTAGCATTTTCTAAAAATGGAATTACAAAGTTTTTTGTTTCGTTATATACACCAGAGTTTACATACATTATCTGGTTTTGATCCATTGGTATAAATTCAATCTTTTCAACCTTCTCAGGGTGCTCAGGACTAAAAATAGGCTTTCTATAAATATAACCTTTAACAAGCATATTTTGTATGTTATTGTAAACAGGATCTATAATCTCTGCTGGTAAATTTATCACCCCGAGTACACCATCCTTAACATACCCTTCATGAATAATTTGCTCAAAAAAGACTTCACCTTCAACCATTAACTGTCTAAAGTATTGCCACCCTCTATTCTTTAAATCGTAGTATTCTATATATCTATGAAATTGCTTTTCAAGTTCTTCTTTTTCATCAATTGTTAAATCTATATCTTTTAACTGTAACTTTGTAATCCAACCAGATTCATCTGGGTTAATTGTCTCATCACATATTTCATCTAAAGCATCAGATACTTCAGAGTAAGCAGCCATTATTCTATAGTCTCTCAATCTACCTGCTTTATCGTCTTGTATGTTTGCATACATGACATCACCAAAAGAAGAATCTTTTGCAAAGTCTCCAATAGGTATATTGTTAAAGGGGTTAGAAGAAGATACAGAAGATTTTGCAAGAGCTTCAGCTCTTCTCATACCTGCTTTTGCAAAAAATTTATACTTTGGATTTAATGCATCATTTTCTCCACGCCCGTCAGTTGCGTATGGTAATCTGTTTTGTATGTATTGAACTAAGTTTCTACCGAAAGTCGAAGCACGACCGTCGTTGGTTACATATGAACGATTTTGATTTGGGCTAGTTGATGGTCCTTGTCCTGGCATCTTGTATATATTTATGTTATGTTAAGGATAGAGCTAGTGGCTGGATAAGAAGAACCCCATCCAGCTTCATTAGCTGTTACGAAAGTAAAATTACCGGCAGCGCTTAATGTTGATGTAGGTAAGAAAATATTTAATATGTTATCGTTAACAACCTCATAAAACGATTCACCAAGCTTATATCCGCTAATTGTAGCTGACTTTGCAGAAGTAATTTGTTGATAATTTGAATAAAAAGGATTGTTTGGTATTGGGCCCCCCATATCAGTAGCGCTTAAGAAGAACTCATTATTATAATTAAATCTCTTACCATACAGTATGAAGTTATTAGGATGTGAAGAAAGAAGATCTACTGTTGTTTGATAAAGCTGTGTAAATGTACCAGTTGTTGTGTAGTATAAATTAGTTATTTCGGGTATAGCTGAAATTGTAACAGTTTCAGAATATGCATCTGGTATACCTGTATCATAACTTGATAGCGCTCCATATTCTTGTTGTGTATAAGTTGTGTTGCTTACAACTTCATTATTATCAAGGGGTGAATAAATTCTGTTTGCAAGATTTACAGCTAAGAAGTTATTATCTATTTTATAGATATTACCCGATGTATCTTTTTGCTCTGGAAACAACCAACCTTTGATAGTAAATGTTGTATCAACGGTAATTCTAAATTTATCACTATATGTAGTATCTGTCGGTGTTGTGTAAGATAAATTACCATCCCACAACACTTCACTTCTTATTTCTTGATCATACCCTGCTCCAAAATCTTCTGGTACTTTCCATGAAAGAATAATATAGGGATTATTATACGGTACAAAATTAGATATAATTTGATCTACATCTTGCATATACCTACCAAGTATTGACATATTAATCTCTAAATTAACAGGTACAGGCATTAAAAAATTTGCAGATGATTTAGGGTCATCTTGATTCTGTGCAGGTATATATGTTGGAGCTAGTTTATTAAATACTCTGTCGTTATCTCGAGATATACTCGTTAAATTAATTGCTACAACCGGTAGGGTTAAGTTTTGAGCCTTGTTTACAATATCATACATGACCCGTTGTTTGGGTGCAAATACATATCTAACTTCAATGTTACTCTTTTTTTCTCTATTTTTATTATATCTACTAATAACCGTATCATCAAACGCTGCAATAAATTGCGTTAAAAGATTTTTAATTTCAAAATGAAATGCTCGGTTCTTCATATGTACTTATATATTTATTACAAAAACCTATCGATGAAATATTTCGGTAACTTATGCTTGTTTTTTACAACACTTTCAACAATAGCACCATCTAATATATAGGTTGTACAATAGTCTTTTTTTGACCGAACACCACGTCCGCATGATTGAATTAATGAGCATAGCATTTTGTTTGAATACCAATCAAAATCATCATTCATAAGTCTATCAATTCTTTTATCTTTTGTTGGTAAGTATGGTGCTTTAACAATAATTTGAAAGCGCGCTAAATCATCTTTTAAATCGACACCATGTGACATAGAAGGTGATATTAATACTGTTGGTTTATTATTATATAAATGTTGTTCTAATAGTTCTTCATTACGTACACCAGGCTCTCTAATTAAAAATCTTGAACCATTTATTTTATTTGCCAGAAAAGATGTAATCGTATTATTATGTGTATGTATTATACCTTTATCATCTTTATGATGCTCACAAATTTGTTTTATTTGATCTACTACTTTCGGTAAGCTACGTTTTAAGTTATGATAGTTTAACTTAACTTTTGTATTGCAATATATAGGTGAATCTTTAGCATTAAAAGATGATTCAGCTTCAACATATTTAAACTTATCTATACCTAAACTCTTGCAAAAGTTTTTAGGATCAATAATAGTAGCAGACATTAATATAACTTTATCAGCATATCTAAATAAGTGGCTAGAAAGATTATTTACCTTTAACGGCATAAACGTTATACCTTCTTTATTTGTTTCAAAAAGATATTCACTTTCATTCCATGTTTCAATAATTAAAGAAAGTTTAGAGTGTAAATTTCGTAAACTAACTATTTGTCTTCTAATCTCAACTAAGAATTTTTTATTATTAGAGTTGTTACTATTATTAATTGTATCACGAACTTCTTCTATTTTATCACTTAAATCTAATAATAGATTGTTAATCCACTTGACAACATTGGAATTATTTTTTGAATAAAACGGTCTTACTAATATATCCATCTTACTCAACATTTCGAAGTTAATAGTACAAGAAAACTCTTTTACTAATTGATCTTCTAATTCTGCAGCTTCATCACAAATTAAATATTGTCGTTTCTTTACATGATTGGGTAAAGAAAAAAACATATTATAATTTAAAGCTGCAAATCGATTTATTAAAGCATCTCTCCTATCATTATGATACGGACATTTATGCCTTCTTCTATGATCTTCTAATATATTTTTAGGCATAATTAACGATTCCATCTCAACGTCAATATCTCTATCAATTGTGCTGATGTAATTACTCTTACCTTTAAGAATAGTAGTACCTTTAAATAAGCTCTTATATTGATCTTGTAAAGCCTTAGTTATTGTTAGTGCAAAACATCCTGCTGTAGCTTGCTCCATACATTCATCTTCGTGTGTAAAAAACCCTGTTTGATCAATTTTAAACGCTGTATATGAGGTTATTAAATCTTTAAAGTCTTCAGATGGTTCGCTTGAATCATTCGCAAGAGTTTTTGATATAAAGCTTTTACCTGAACCGGTTGGAGCATTACACACAACAAACTTATGACCATCTTTAAAAGCTTGATCAATATTTTTTAAAAGCTTTACCTGAGAAGAGTTTGGAGTATAACCCTCTGGAAATTTTTCTAACAGACCACCTACCACACTTAATTATACAATACCTTCATCAGAAGGCAATATATACACTAAGTTATCATATAATTTAGACTTTGAAGAGCTATCTAAAAATTTTGCTCGAGTTAATTGTCTCACTGGTATAAAAGAGCTTAGGTGGTAGTTAAGAATTGCTGTTGTTTCATCCCAATCCAATTTATATGGATACGGAATCTCATATGATTTTATTGAGTTTTTATATTCCAGGGTGAAATTAATATAATATTGTTTAATTTGAAAGATTTTAAGCTTACCACGTTTTAACACTTTTTTATCCGTTTTTATTATTATATTCTGTAATAAGAACGGTTTTAAAAAATCTGTTACTTTTTCTAAGCTTACATTCATGAATTCATAAAATTAAATTTCTGCTCTGGAGACATTGGATATAAATTTTCATTAAAATAAATCCAAAAATCATCGTTTGCGGGTATTTTTTGTATTAAGTCACATTGGTTCATATTAATGTTTCGGTAGTCTTGCATTAATATATCCCAAGCAACAGCTAAATTATCCGGACCGAGGTATGCTTTTGGAGGGCCTTTTGGTGGAAAATAATTTAAAGAAACTCTTCCATTAACAGAGTTTAATAAAGATAGAGATTTTGTGCAAATCATTCTCCTCGTAGCGGCTTGACCCTTTTTAATTATTCTACGTGGGAATCTTATTTCACAAACATTATCCAAAAGAATTGAATCAAGAGCTGCTTTCTGTATTAACATCTTGTAATTTACAAATACCAAACATCCTCTCTTCGTTTAAAAATATACCTTTTTTAATCTTACCCTTGCCCTCTATTAAAACACCTGAAATAGTTACTCCCATATTATTTGGAAAAATAACTATATCACCTTCTTTGGTATATTTTACATCAGGACCTGCTAAAATTACTTTTCCTTTTCGCCAAGCTTTTGTTAATGCGTTAGTTGGTACTAAAATACCATTACGTTCTACCTCACCTTGTTCTGTTTCATCTACATATTCTATAAGAAGAATATCATCAAAAATAAAACTTAACTCATAATCATCTATTCCAAAATCACCTTTATCAGGATCAGATAAATCAATTAAACTTCTAGTAGGTGCCAAATTATCTATGCTAGCTGTCGCCATATAGCTATTTAGCTAACTTTTTATTTAATTCAACATATTGTAATAATTCACGCTTTGATATATTTTTATTCTTAGCAATTATACTGATATCAACTTCTTCTTCTTTATCCTTCTTCTTCTTTTTAATATAGTTAATTCTTTTCCATTTTAAACGTGGAATGAGATAATAATACATTCTATATGCTTGTTGTTTATCTTCAAAAATAGTACTAAATTTATTTAGCGTTTCATTTGTAAAAACACACATATCATTATTATAGAATGATAACCACCTATTAAATAGAAAAGGAATAAAGTTTTGTTCTCCTTCAGTGTCTAAAACACCTGCATCATCTTTTCTAGAATAAAATAATTTATTTTGTAATTTAAAAAAGTTCATTATTTACGTAAACGATAGTAGTCATATTCTAATATACCAGTTGTAGAATACCCTTTAATTCTTTCAAAAAATTTAAGTTCCTTTGCATGTTCCTGTCCAATGACAGGTTTACCTCGCCAATCGGAACCTATTATCATTATATCGGGGTTAATTTCTTTAATTAAATCTCGTAAACCCTGGGAACTATCAAAACTACGAACTTCATCTACAAAACGTAGCGATTGAAGCATTTTTATTCTATCAGATAATTTATTATAGGGTCTATCTTCACCCTTATCTTTCTTTACTTTGTCATCTGAATCGACACCAACGTAAAGGTAACCGAAACTTTTTGCATATTCAAATAGTTGTAAATGACCGACATGTAAAATATCAAAACAACCATTCGTAAATATTTTTTTCATACAATAATTTTTGTCGTAGCAACGAACTGATCTCTTACTTCGGTATTAAAGTAATCAATAACAGTCTTGCTAAATGTTTTAATTTGCTTTGCTGTTAAGTTGGATGAATAAGCAAAAGGAGGTGCCTTATCTCCTGCTACAACATTAATACCAGTATGACCTAATGCTACATTATCTTTAGAATACGTAATAGATACACTTACTTTACCAGATTCTCTTACTTGCTTATCAGTTCCAAGGAACTCATCTTGAACTAATAGATCATCACCATCAACCATAATTCCCTTATTAATAAAACCAGATAAAATATTAGCAACTCCTGTATTAAATAATCTCTGAAATGATACAGCACCTAGAGGACACAAGCCAGGAATCTCCCAACAAAAATTAACTGCATCCTGACTATGTATAAAGTCATTTTCTAGCGAATCTTCTAGATCAATTAAAGCATCTTCCACATACATCGGAGCCCTAAACGCTACAATATTACCTTCACCGGCAACATCCTTACGAAAAAATTTATAAGCAAATCTCTCATGAATTAACTTACCATCATATACACCTTGTTCGATAATCATATAACGTATTATATATAATATATACTAGCTTTCAACTATATTGTTATTTTTTATATAGTCTTCAATGTTTATGCACTTATCATCAATCCATAAATCATACGATGGTTTATGCATCATGAGCTTATTATACTTTACACCCCATTCATTAAGCTGGTTAGCAGTTACATATGTCCAGTCTTTTCCGGAATTACCACCTCTAGCTGTATAGTATGTAATATGAGATCCATTATCATATAGATTATTAAAATGCTCAATTAAAGATTTACACGGAGTTGAATTTAAGTAGTCTGATGACTTTGTCTCACAAATTGTGTTATCTATATCAATTAGTAGTTTCATTTTTTTGACTATCCCCAGGCTCTACTCTGTAACTATCATGTTCAAAGTGTTGTGTACTTACTTCTATAATTTCAGAATCTTCTAATGCTTTTAGTTTATGTGGAATATTAGGCTTAATATCAACAACCATTCCTTCATTAATAGTTTTTGTAACACGATTCGCGTTTGTTAAATTATAGTATGACAGCTCCAATCTACCTTTAGCTACATACCACGTTTCTTCTTTTTCAATATGGTAGTGCATTGAAAAAGAGCTATTTTTTTTAAATGATAAAATCTTTAGACAATATTTTTCTTTATTTACTATCCACCTTTCGTTGCCCCATCCCTTAGGGTGGTCTTTATACTGTATAATTTCAGGCCTCATTTATTTTTTCAACTAAACTCTCTACCCAATTATCTGCATCTTCTTCGTAATCAATATCACAATCGACTCTTTCTAATAATGGTGTACCACCATGTCTTATAAGTTCTCTTTCTAGCTCTTTTCCACAACCACAAAAAATATCATATGAACTATCTCCTAGGCCAAGAACAGCAATAGATTTATCTATACCTAGTGGCTCAGAATTTCGTAAACTTTCAAAAAAAGGTACAGCTTCATCTGGTGGTTCACCCTCACCCCATGTACTAGTTATTCCTACAATACAATCTGCTTCTTGATGTAAAAAATTAATTTCCTCATTATCATCTAAGCAGAACTCATTAACAGTATGACCAGCATCCTCTAGTGCACTCTTAGCGTTGTCTGCTACAAACTCAGCGTTACCTGTCATACTTGCATATATAAGTGTTATTTTTTTCATAAATTTATTATATAATATTATACTGAGAATAATATAAACTCAACTATCATATTTTATAACACTCCTAACATCAGTTGAACCGTGTAAAAAAGCTAAGTCAATAAAAACTAATTTACCTAACACCTCATAACCGGCTTGTTTGCATAACTCTTCTGCAGCATCCATGGTTCCACCTGTAGCATAAACATCATCAACTATAATAACTTTACCTTTACCAGGTTGCATTTGAATCGTATCATTACCGTATTCAAGATCATAAGTTTTTGATTCTACCGGTGGAGGAAGTTTATCTTTTTTTCTAATAAGCTTCAACCCTTTATTAGAATATTGCGATAATGCCGAGGCAAAAATAAATCCCCTCGAATCAATACCTACCCAATAATCCATATATGTTTCAAATTTAACAAACATTTCAAATATTGCTTGTCTAAAAGCCTTGGGATCGGCTAATAATGGCTGTATATCTTTAAATGTAACACCTGGGATCGGAAAATTTGGTATATCAGTTACATATGGAGTAAAATCTGTTATAACAGAAGAATCAAATTTAGAAAAATCAGCCATAATATATAATAATATCTAAATATTAAATTGCAATAATTCTTGTACAAACTTAGCTGGTATTTGAGTGCCATGCAAACGAAATTCTTTATTGTTAGTATCTTCGAAAGCTATTCGTAAAATTTCATCTGCAGCTTCATGAAGCGACATCAACTCTATAACACCGTAAGGTTCACATTTATTTTCTTTTAAATCTTGACATACACCCTTTCCTAATAAAACAGGAAGCTTAATTACTTTACCTTGTTTGTGATTTGCTAATAAATATCCCCCTGCTTTTTGCTTATAAAAATTGTAAAAATTATTTTGCTCTGAATAAGTAGACGTAAAAATTATTTTATGCTCTTTGTTTGTATCTACAAATTTTTTAAACTGTTTATAGCAATTTTTCTGAGCTTTTTTATCATTTTTATCTCTCATATCCCAGGTATGGTATATGAAAACGACTTCTGGTGATAATCTAAACCCTGGGCTAATATATCTAATTTTATATTCTAACTCTTTACCAAGTTGCCCATTACCATTTTGCAATACAATCATATAAATTCACTATGAATTATATTCTCTTTAATTTCTTCTTGTAGCTCGAGTAGTTCTTTTTTGACTGCATCTCTTGCCTCACCTTCAACACTATTATAAGCTTCATGTATATCCCATACAGCTTTATTACTCTCATGAGGCTTACATAGTTGTGTACAATTTTTAAAGCATTCAACGTTATCTATTTGATGCATTATACGTTGTCTCTCTTGTACATCGTCCCAGACCTCTTTAAAGGATTTTTCATGTAAAGATCCATAGCTATATTGCTTATATCCACGGTGATTAGTACACACGTAAACATTTCCATCAGCTCCTACACAGGGCTGCACTTGAGATCCCATACATTTTTTATACCTACGACCGAATAAAGACCTATCTTCTATTAAGTCGCTTAATTTATACCCATTAATTTGAAATTTATGCCCAAGAATTTCTTTAGCGGCATCTAGCTGAGGCTCTACATTTTTATTCCAAAAATCTAAATCTCTTTGTACACCGTCTTCTCTCTCTCGATTTACAATTTCAGGTTTATATTGACAATAATCTACATCTACATCTGCAAAGAATTTTGCAAAGTCTACAACCTCATGACACGTGTCAGGTGTGATAACAAAACCAACACCAATGCCAATTTTTTTACCCTTATCCTTGTTAACTTTAATCAACTTATTTAAGTTGCTCACCATCTTATCCCAACCTTGATTACCTTTAGCACGTCTAATATTGTTATAAGTTTCCGGTGTACCGGCATCAATAGAGAATCTTACCCATGTCATGTTATCAACCATTGTTTCAAACATATCCCATCTATCAAGCAATGTACCATTAGTAAAAATACCCATTTTAATATCTGAATTTTCACCAATGTATGCAATTGCTTCTTTTAAGTGTTTATTAATTGTTGGTTCGCCGCCTCCTGTCCAGTTAATGGCCCTCACACCCATATCAACAAAATCTTTACATGCTCCTAACAATATATCTCTAGGCATAACTGTCTTATCATATGTTTCAAGATTTTTCGATTCAGGTAAATGTATATAGGAAGATATACAAAAGTAACATCCATGATTACATGTATTACTCGGATCTATCTCTACTAGAACTGGGGCCGGGTTTTTATCATCTAAATAATCTATTACCCTATCTGCATTTGCATAAATTTTAGCTGCAGGGTTAAATATTTTACCTGATGTTAGTATTTCTTCTTTATTAAGCATTTTTATTTAACCAGTTTATAAAGAACAACGTCGGGTCTTTAAAGTATTCTTTTAATACGTCATTAAAGTACTTTTTTGCTAAGTCTCCACGTTGTTTTAATTCATCTATACTTGTATTATATATTGCAGTTAATTCATTTGCCATATCTTTTGGTGACATATCACCAATTACTTTAAACATAAATGACGTGTCATATTGATCTTCACCTACTTGATAAAAATCTTCATTTGAAACAATTACTGGTACTCTACCATACGCGCATGTTTCCCATACACGTGTAGATGCTATACCTGCTCCACGTGGACAAAGAGATAAGGGATGTTTTAGCATAAGCTCTTCAAAAATTAAATGAGGTTCAGATCGGGATGGAGCAGGTCCAAACCACCCAGCTGTCATATAAGCTTCGCGACGTACACGGTTTTCATTTAATGTTGGTTCTTTCAATGCTTCAAATAATACTTGTCTTGTAGGGTGATTAATACATCCCCTAAAACCAAAACCGGATTTTTTTGGAAAATCAAAAACACGTTCATCTTTTAAACAGTCCATCATTAAAGAGGAAAAACAAGGTCTTGTAAAAAGTTTATAATAATCAAACCTCTTTAAAGGCCCCATAGTCGTTAAGATACACTTACGAAGCCACTCTGGTATCTCCCAACCTCCTTCACCTTCCATATCTACAATATGTTTATGTTCATTACCTTTAAAAAATTCAAACTCACTACCATCAGATTCGTATAATTTTATATTACTATCTTCACGAATTTGACCAATATGAAAATAATCTGCTTCATTAGGATTATTAACAATTGTACAATGTTGTGTCAGACCATCTATACCTAACGGTATACAATTACGATATGGACCGTCATCAATATTATGAGGTGACGCTTGAGGATATCTATATAATTTCATAAAGCGAAATATTTGCTAATTACAGTTACACCTTGCTTCTGCACTACATCAGTAGCGCATTCATTTGCAAAATTTATACTCTCTTCAATATTGTTAGTTCTTAAATATTTACATACTAAACCAGCTAAAAAAGTATCACCAGCACCAGAAAGATCTTTTATCTCTACATCTTTAACATCGTATTGTATACCTCTATATATAGCTCCTCCTGAACCTAGTGTCGTTATAATATTCTTTTTATTTGTAAGGCTTTTTTCTGATTCTTTAAATTCCTTTCTATTAATTTTAATAAATTTAATATTTTTTGCCCAGTCGCCTATAATTTTTTTTGTATCTAAAAATGTAATAGGGTGATTGTAAGAAATAAATTCTATTTCTTCCTCTGTAATAAAACCTTTATCATAATCTGAAATCACCACAGCAGAATAATCTTCTAAATTAATTTGCGCGCTATAATCCTTATATGCTGTATTTAATTCTGCTTTTGTATCTATACGAATAAACATATGATTGGTTTTATGATCTACATATCTTGTTTTAACTATATTTTTATAATTTAAATTTGTGTAAAACTCTGCTTCACATTTTAAAGCTAATAAATTATTATGCACATTACCTGCCATTCCTCTATTTTCTTCAACATGTAATATGTCTAATAAGGGCACCGGTGCCTCTGGGCAAAGACGTTCACATTTACAATATACAAATTTATCTATACAAGAATCGCCAAGTAATAATATAGGTTTCATATTAATCTGTTTCTAAGTTATATATAGTTTTAATATTTTCTTTATTCGAATTTCCTAAAGGACCAGATGTAATAATCTGTTTAAGTATATTAATATCTTTAGTTCTTTGTTCTAAACTACCTCTCCATAAATCAATACTATCATCATGCGGGGCATCTGAACCCGTTTTATAGGTTTGATCATATTCTGCTTTTCCAGATCCCCAATGACAATGCTCAAAATATACCGGTGTGTAACATAATCGGCCTAACTTTCTATATATGTAAGTTAACCAGTTATCTGAATAATTATAACCCATTCCTACCGGGTGCACATAACCAACTTGCTCAATTGCTCTTCTACTTAAAAACCCATGAGTGGCTAGAGTACCGTTAGGTTGCATACCATCTGGTCCAAATACCAAACATACCTTATCTGAATAACGATTAAATTCTTCAGCTATTAAAATATCCCAATTTTTAGTTTTAAAGTGTACATCATCTGCTGAGTACATTATAATATCACCTCTACATTTACTAAAAGCACGGTTATACATATCAGCTAATTTTGGCTTATCCTTATTAACAATAGCTGTTCCGGGTATTTTATCTAAGTGTGTATTAATATTTCCAGATTTTATAAAGTCGATAGTATCATTATCATCACTATCAACATAAAATATAACTTCAACCTGTTTTGGCTGTAATGTATTATCATTTAAAGTCTTTAAAACCTTCTTAAGATTTTCAACTCTATTCTTAGTAGGTATAATTATTGATATCATTTTGCTGGTATAAATGAATGTAAAATGTGGTTATAATCTAACTGATCCTTCGAAAGAAAGAGTTTTTCTTTAATATAATCTTTCAAAGTATTGTTCTTAACATGTCCTTCTGATGTATATAAGTCTGCATTATGTATTAAAACTTCTCCTAACTCTTCATAACCCAACCCAACTTCATAAGCTTTAGGATCTTTTACTATTTTTTCCATATCAGCACAACCATATAAATTATTCCATGGTACTTGACGAGGTCCTACATGATCATAACTGAGAGTAGCTCCATCTTTTTCTTTAATATGAGTAAGAATTATATCTTTAATAATTACCCATTGCTTTTGTATACTAGCATTTAAAAAAGAAAATACTGACTCTGTACAATATGCGTTAAATATATCTGGTATAAGTTTTCCAAAAGTTTTTAATAAATCATTTGAAAAATATGAAACGTGTAAATTACAGCATTTACCTACAGGCATTATAAAATCTTCTTCTTTAATATAAGGGTTATTAACATGATCTTTTTTAAACCAATGATGACCGTGGTCTGTATCAGTTTGAAAACTAATCATACTAAACTTTTTAGTTTCAACTCTTTCATCTATTTCATTTAGTAGATTAAAATTATCCTCTGTATTTACCCCTGAGTCAATATACACATAACCGGTAAATTCGTTAAATCTTTCAACACATTTTAAAACAGTCAAATTAAAAGTTATATTAACAGAAAGAAAATTTTCTGTATAGCAAAATGTTACTTTATTTTTAAATTCGTTATAAAGCTGATCTTTTGTTTGCTGTGAAACTCTACAACCACTTACTGCTACATGAAATTTTTTATGATTAAGTTTAAGTAAATTATTAATACACTTACTATACCACTCAAAATTTCTCTTACCGATTTCACATATGTTATATATAATAAGATATTTGTTATTAGACATTATTAAGCAGTGTTATAAGATTAGTAATTTTTTCCCTTTCTAATGAAGGATAATTACCGATGTACCAACTATAATTATGCACGTGCTCAATATTTGCAAAGCTTTGCTGTAATGCTTGATCAGTCATTCCTACTTGCCATGACCTACCTATTTTTTCCGCATGTCTACTAATATATGGCTGTCTAAGTTGATTACCACCACCAGATAAACCACGTCTAAATTCTATATTATTTGATTTAAGCATACTTTCGACTTTATTACGTTGCGTTATATCAGCTTCTTTCATTATAACAATAAAAGCATAATTACTTTGACCTTTAGTATCTAAAGTAGTAACATATTTTGTTGAATCTAATTTAGATAAAAAATATTCGAAATTATCGCGACGTATATCATTATTACTATCAAGAGATTTAATTTGCGATAAACCTAAAACTGCGTTAAGTTCTGTACTTCTAAAATTATACGCTGGTGATAGAAATATAAAATCCGGATTTAAGTCGGGGTGATCAAGTTTAACTTGTTGTTTAAAGTCTTCACTCTTACACTCTCTAACCATACCATGGGAGCGACTAAATCTCAAGATATCATAAAATTCATCGTTATCAGTACACACCATTCCTCCTTCAATCGTAGACAGGTGGTGTGCAAAGTAAAAACTAAAATTACTAACATCGCCTATTGAACCAGCTTTTTTATTTTTAAAAGTAGCTCCATGTGACTCGCATACATCTTCTATTAATAGAAGATCGTGTTCTTTGCAAAGTTGTATAAGTTCATCAGTAAGACCGTTTAGACCTAATACATGCGTTAGAAATATAGCTTTTGTTCTTGTAGTAATAGCTTGTTTTAGTTTTTGAATATCAAAGCTTAAATTAGATAAATTTATATCTACAAACACAGGGTTATGTCCAGTGTTTAAAACACTAGCAACATCTGAAACCCAAGTAAGCGGTGGAACTATAACTTCACAAGGACCATACTTATATTGTAAAAGTTGCATAGTCATATAATTTGCACTTGAACCAGAGTTTACAAATACGCTATGTTTTACACCCAACCATTCTGACCACTTTGCTTCAAATTCTTCTACTTTTGGACCGTTAGTTAGTCTTGGAATTGGATCTTGCTGTAAAAAATTTACTAACTCGTTAACATCTTCACGAGTTATATTATCTGACATTAATGGTATATTATAATTCATTTTTCGTTATAGTAATCACCCCACTCTACTAGTATAGTCGATTTTCCATCTTCGCGAAGCAACGCTTTTGTATATGCAGGAAAGATATCCTCTGGTTCATCTAGACGAATAACTTCTATATTTTTACACATGCTGGAAAATGCTTCCGTATAATCACCTGTATGTTGATGATGAGGATGTAAAGGTCTTACTGATCCAACTCCTGTTCTAATAATAGCTTTAGTTTTAAAATCTGATATCATTGGAAATTTATCCAAATGATTTACAATCTGATTTGTACCTAACAGTAAAAAATTCCATCTTGGAAATATACTTACCGGTATTTTACCTGCAAGAGCAATTCCATTTGTCATACCCATTTGTAAATCTTCACATACCGGTAATTCAAGTTTTTTTTCATTTGATACATCTTTAAGTGTATTAGTCATCCCTGTACCAGCGCACTCAACAGCTTGACCTAAAAATAAAGTCTTAGGATGCTCAGCCAGCATCTCCATAGATCGTTTTAATTCATCAAAATATTTCATATTTAAAATTGTACACGTTGACCAGCACCAGCATGCGGCCATTTAGTTTCATATGTATAATGATATACATAGTCATCATTAATTCCATCGTATGGGTGATCTTTTGCACACCAAACTTCTTTTGTGTCAGTACAGACAGACTTACCGTTGTCCTCAATAATAAATTTAATAGGTAAGTCATGGGCTTTTGAGTATCTTAAACACTCATCAAAAGAGCCTGTTAAAGCAGTCATATCACCAACAAAGCAATATACTTTATTTGTACCGCCACTTCGTTTAATATCTAACGCCAGACCGACACTTATAGGTAATATACCGGTAACGATAGCTGAAGAAAATACTCTATATTCTGGAAAGTTTAAAGATATAGAGCGACCTGACATAATCTCTGATTTAACTTGTTCTGGCGGTACACCTTTAAGTAAACATTGATAATGACTTCTCCAAGTACATAATACCCAATCATCTTTGTTTATATCTTTAAATATTTTAATACATTCATCTTCGTTACCTGAATAAAGATGTACAGGAGCTTTAATTTTTGAATTATTAAACTCTTCAGCTATATCTTCTTCAAAATTAATTAAATCTTTACTAGTTAGCATCACTATATAATTTTCTTTTAAGTTTTACTTTTGTCATCTCTTTAATATTATCTACTTGCTTTTGACCATATTTTTCTTTTACAAGATTTAAAAAAGGTTTGTAATTATGATATTCATTATAAGCATCATCTCTAAATTTTAGAATCTCACCTGCAGTACATTTATCTGTCGGTGACGGTAAGGTATTATATCCAAAGAAAGAATAGTCTTCATATGTCTTTGGTAAACTATATCCTTTATCTAATGCATCTTTATATAACTGACTACCTGGTAGAGGCATTGCAGCATAAGCATTCCATCCCATTGTACATAATCTTTTACTTAAATCAAGAGTTTTACGCATAGACGCTTGAGTATCACCCGGTAAACCAAAGATAAAATTACCCATTACGTTAATATCAGCTTCGTGTATTTGTCTAACTACCTTTTCTATATCTACTTCTTCAAACTTACCTTTTGCTACTTCTAATCTTACTTCTTTTTCACCGCTTTCAATACCTAAAGCTAACCATTTGATACCAGCAGCTCTAACAGTCTTAAGTAAATCAGGTCTTCTCACAGTATCGATCCGTGAATAAGCCCACATTGTTAATTTGTCTACATATGGGCGCTCACTTAAAGCTTTGCAAAGAGGTTCATAATATTTTTTATTAAACAAAAATAACTCATCTGTTATTTTTATAGTATAAACGCCTAATTCAGCTAGTTTATCAAATTCATTAATAATAAACTCCGGAGACCAATGTCTCATTAAGCTATAATTACCAGCTACACCTACTTCCTCTTCATCATTTCGATTTAAAATGTTTATCATGCAGAAGTTACATCCAAATTGACAACCTAAAGAAGTTTGTATTGCAGCATACGGAGATCTTTTTTCTTCATCATATTCAGCATGCCACATTGGTGCTCTATATAAGTCAAGCGGCTTATCTTTATATGGTAAAAGGTCCCAAGCATAACCTGGTAAGTCAATATCCATTCTATCTCGCGGAACAACTGCTTCGGATTGATTAAATGTAGGTTCGCCATTCTTTCTCCAAGCAATTCCTTTAATATCTTCTAAATTGTTTATATCAATCTCATCTAAAGATAAAATATTTCTTAAAGCATAAACACCTTCGTTAGTAAAACAAAAATCTATCGAAGGTTCGTCACGTAATGCTTTAATTGGTAAAGCTTGTACATGTGATCCGACATAAGCAATTGGTGTTTTAATATTATTAGCTTTTAAATGGTTAGAAAGGTATACAGAGCCTGACATATTAACTGTACCAGCATTAACATTTTGACCATATACAACAAAACAAACTAACCGCGGTTTAAGTTCCTTAACTCTTTCGAGAACATCATCAGCATTTAATTGCTCAGCATTTGCATCACATATTGCTACTTTATATCCAATAGATCTGCACGATTCAGCTAATAATAAAGCCCAGGTTGGTGGTTCAATAGCCGCATACGTTGTTGCTAAGTCTTGATATATACCCTTTGTATTACCTGGTGTTATAAACAGTACATCCATTATAAATTTGTAAAATCTTTATTTTTAAACGTGGTAATTAACTCATAACCTTTAATAAGTTCAACAATACCATCTTCTATTGTAAATTTAGGTCTCCATCCTAAATTTTCTAGCTTTTCATTTGATACAATATAGTTTCGTTTATCAAAATCTTCAGTAAACTCTTCTTCTATTATAACTAACTCGGGTATATATTTTTTAATAGATTGCGCTAGCTCTAATTTACTTAAATTTGCTGTAGATAAACCAACATTAAATGGTTCTCCTACACATTTATCATAATTTTCTATTACAAATAAGAAGGTATTAGCTATATCTCTTACATGTATATAATTTCTCTTAAAAGAAGACTGAAAAAGTACTAATAATTTATCTGTAACCGCGCGGTAAACAAAATCATTTACAAGAAGGTCTAATCTCATACGTGGTGATAAACCAAATACAGTTGCTAATCTTAAAGCAACTCCAGATCGATCACTATCTATTACAGCAGTTTCTGCATGACATTTAGTTTTTGCATAATGTGAGAGAGGTTTAAACGGACTCTCTTCAGTAATAATATTTTCTGAGGAACCGTATTGAGAGTTAGTATTAGGAATTATTAATTGTTGATCTTTAGAAGTTTTTTCAACAATTGTAATAATTTGTTCTAAATTAACTTCAGTAGCTAACTCAGGATTATTATCACATGCTGGCATGCCTACGATTGCAGCTAGTGGAATTATAATATCAAAATCTTTTAAATTAACTAATGTTGTAATATTTCTAATATCGCCTTTAATAAAGGTAAAGTCCTTATTATAGCAATACGAAGTTAAGCTTTGTTGCTTGTATGTAAGATTATCAATAACGGTTACCTTATATTTTTTATCCAGTAATGAACCTACCAATATACTTCCTAAGTAACCTGCACCTCCGGTAATTAATACTCTTTTTGATTTCATAAATTAATTATCTCTATTAGATATTATAGCTTTGTTTAGATCGAATGGCCAGTTAAAATTATAGCTTTTATCATGCCATTTAACAGTATATTGATTATCTGCGCCTTCATAGTGTTCAGTCATTTTATAACTAAATAGACACTCGTGACTGATACAATAATGTCCATTAACGCAATCAGCCGGTACTAATACTTGCTGTCTTGTTTTATTATCTAAATAAAATTCTGCCCATTTTTTTGTTGATGGTTGTGCTACAACAAGATATATTTTACCGTATAAACAAGAAATAAGTTTCCATGTCTTATTATCTCCATGTAACCCTCTAAATACTGGCCACCTGGATTTTGAAAACGTATCTAGTACAAACTCTTTGTCTTTAAAACTAACCTGCAAATATTTATCTGATGAAATTTCTTCTTTAAACTTTAAACTATCGTAAGACTCAAAATTATGACCCCTCTCATCCTTATAAAGCTCCGGAGTAAATAGAGTTAGTCCTTTAATTTCATTTATATTAAATTGTGTCATTAAAATTTTACCTTCCCTCTAATAATATCAAATAACATAATCCAATCACATACTTTAGCTTTTATTGGATGTTTAAAAGCTGCGGGTTTGTTCTTTTCAAAAAAAAAGTGACCAGACCAAGCAAACGGGTACACAATAAATGGTAATAACAACACCAACGGTAGAAAGAATAAGCTTATTGTTAATAAATATATAACTAATATTAAGTATAATATTGTCATTACTTGACCTAATACATGCAACCTTCTACAAATTTTATTTTGATGTAAAGATAAATAATGTTTATAATAATCTTTAATTTTCATCTTTAAAAATATCCCAGTTTTGTAAATCAGATTTAAGTTCAGCAGCCAAACAATCAGTTTTAAGATCAACTCTTTCACCAAGTTCGTTTGAAATAACATTTTTAGCTGTATTTCTTACACCATTAATTGAATGGGTTAATTTAAGTAACAGAGCTTCATTATCATCTGCACTGCTTCGTACCTTACTTTCATTCTCCCAAATATATCTATTGGAAAGCATAACTATACTAATAGCTCTTATTAGCTCTGCTGTTAAGTTAACATCTTTTTCTTTAATAATTTCATCGATATCGTGCTTAATATCATTTATTTCTTTATCATAAGCTTCTTTATTTTGTGGAATAAAGATTGACTTTAATTGACAGATTGTCATTCTATCAATTAACTCTGCAAACGTTGGTAAGTATTTTCTATTTGACATTTTTAATTTCTTTTAAGGTTTTTATAACTGCATCTATCTCAGTATCAGGTACTGATGTAGGACCCACTCCATGTTTATCTGTAAATTTACTCCATGCATCTTGAATATTAGATTGCCAGTCTTTTCTCGGTCTAATAGCAGAACTATTCTCTGAGCAAGCTTGTTCTTCAACATAATCAAGACTATTACTAATATCTGGCCACCACCAATACGGGGTACAATATTTCTTTTTAGCTAATTGATAAGAGTGGTCTACATGCTCAAACGCGTTAGTATAATTTTCATCATATATACCTACATCTTCTAAGCACTCTTTTGTGTAAAAACAAACAGCACCTACACAATGTTGGTTTAAAGCAATTTGAATGTTATTATAATCAATAAGCTTACGTGGAACAGGCTTACCACCACTTATTCCAGCTTTATTTGCCGGTCCGTGATAAGCAAACATAAAGTGATGTATACCTGTCTCCTTATAAGCTTTAATATATTGTTTAAATAGGTTATCTTTAAACATCATATCATCTTCAACTAAAATAACATAATTGCAACCTTCTTCTAATAGATATTCAATTGCAATGTTTTTTGCCTTACCAACACCTTCACCACCTTTTGTTTGTATAACCGCTGCTCTGCTATTATAAAGAGGGCCTTTACCATCATTTACAACAACAATACTATCACACCACTCTTCTTTAATTGATTCTCTACATTTTTTAAAGAATTCTGGACGATTACATGTAATAATTCCTACACCTATCTTTTCACTCATAACCCAAACTTCTTGTATAGTTCTCTTTCTTTCTCTTCTTGATCTAAAGCCATTTTTTGTTGAGTTACTAACTGCTCTAATTCATCTATATTATTAAAAATTGATTCATCATCTCCATACATACCACCTTCTGCAGTAATATATTGCTGTATAAGATCTATTCTCTCTTGTCCTTTGTGAGGTAATTCAATTATACAAGGTGAATCACCCTTTGGAAAAAACACATCTGATTCAGGGTTTTGAGAATATTGTAAATACATTGAATGAAATATATTATCAATCTCTGTTATAAAATTTTTATCAATATCTCTTACTCCATCATCTTCAATAGACTGTGATTCATCAAATCTACATAAAAATATAATATCTAAAAATCTCATTGACTCTTTCATAAGTTCAATTTGCTCTTGAATATATGAATTGGAAAAACCATCAATCTTCTTTTCATTACACCATAAAGAATAAACAATATTATCTAATGGACATCTATCATATATAATATTACTGTCTTTATCTGCAGATTGAACTTGATCAATCATAAAGTTCAATATTTTTTCTTGTGTATCAGTAGTAGTGTTTGAAGAATGAGGTAAATTTTCTTCTTGTAAAACTTCCCTATAAGTCTTTTTTGGGGTTATATAATTATCCCATGTATATAAAAAACTTTTTACAAGTGTTGTTTTACCACTATTCCCTGTCCCTGAAAATGCAATTCTCATACTATATATATGTCGTTAAACCTTTAAAGCCATATCCCAGAGCAGTAAGTGTAGACGTGGTGAAAAGTTAACGTTCATTGCCTTAGCATACTCTGCAACAGCAGGAGCTTTATTAACATGCTCCTCTCTACTACCACTACATGGCATAAACCACACTCTTTGTTTAGGTATATTTACATCACCATCTTCAACATACTTACGCCATATTTCATCAATATCTTCAGACTGTGAAATAACGAACTTAAATCCTGAGCCTACATCTCTATGCCATTTTAGTACTTCAGGTTTATACGTCCTTTTCTCTGGATCTCCATTAGTAGTTAATTTAGGTGATGTTGTAAAAGTAGCTCTATAAAGATTAACCCACTTTTCATCTGGCTTAATAGTAGCATTAGTTTCGAAATCAATAATAGGACCAAACTCATACTTCTTAATAAAAGCTTCCATAAATTTAAGTAAGCCTTTTTGCTGTACCATCGGTTCACCACCGGTAATTTTAAATATAGCTCCAGCTTTTAACTTATCAACAAGATTATGATCTTCGAAATATTGAAAGATTTCATTAAATGTCATTTTATTTTTAACAGACCAAGATATAAATGAATCACAACCATGAGGTGAATCTTCTGATGCAAAGCCCTGACATGTTAAATTGCACATTGATAATCTAAAAAATACCGAAGGCATCCCTACATATTCACCTTCACCTTCAAGAGTATAGAATGCTTTATCATCTGATACTAATAAGGTTTCTTTATCACAATCTATAGACATATATTAAATTATATGAGTTGCGCGTGGTTTTTCAACTAAATAATAATATATATGAGTGTTAAGACCGCACGTAAACGTCGGGCAAGCTCTGAGTTAGAGCTTGCGGAAGCATTTGAACATAACCATTTATTTTCGTTTAAGATAAAGCGACCGTTTTATTTTAATCCGGCCCATAAATTGTTTTATGATTGTATACGAAATAAAGATACAAAAATGGCCTTCGTGGATGGACCAGCTGGTAGTATGAAGACATATATTGCAGTCTATGCTGGTTTACAGATGATACGTAATGAGGAGTTTAATAAACTAGTATATATTCGCTCTATAGCTGAATCAGCTGAAAAAAGTCTTGGAGCTTTACCGGGGGAAATTGATGATAAATTTTCTCCATATGCCATACCTCTAGATGAAAAAGTTACTGAAATTGCTGGTTATGGTGTTTGTTCTAATTTAAAAAAACAAGGAACTATTGAAGCTATACCAGTTAACTTTGTTAGAGGTTTAACCTTTAACAAAACATTAGTAATTGTTGATGAAGCACAAAATTTATCTAGAAAAGAGCTTACAACAATATTAACAAGATTTGGAAGGGATTCTAGATATGTAGTTATTGGGGACTGCAATCAAGCTGATGTTAATAAATCCGGATACAAAGAAATATTTAACTCATTTAACAATGATAAATGTGTAGAAAATGATATATTTTCTTTTAAATTTGGTAATTCAGAAATTTCTAGAAGTAAGATACTGAGATTTATTTGCTCTATATTAGGTACTTAACCCCAAGTAGTACCTTCAAACCAATTACCTTTACCTTGCGTAGGTTTATTGCCTACAACAGCTCCTTGTTTGGGTTTAGGAATTTGTTGTAAAGGTGTTTGTGGTGTAGGTGTTGTATCTTCCTCTGGTTGTACAACTGTTTTAGTTCCTTCTTCGTCTAAAAAAATAGTTTCTTTTTCAATTGGTTTACTAACTGATGCAAAATTACTACCATGTTCAAATACTGTTACGTTTTCAACCCAGACTCTACCTTCTGTTGTCTCTTCAACGTATGTATCTGCAGTCTTAAAACACCACTCAGCAAATTTTTCAATTCCAACACCACCATCCATAATTCGAAGATCTGCAACACCTGCTTCATTTAACGCTGTTAGAAGATCTAATTTAGGATCATCACCTGCAACAACTAAAGTATGATCAAATTGATTATTAAATATTGTTTTAAGTTCTTTAAGAGCACCAAAGTCAAATACCCAATTATTTTTATCTAGATTATTGCAACCAAACGTTAGTTCTGCTTTTAGTTGATATCCATGAATAAATCTGCAATGTGAGTCTGAGTTAGGCTGGCGAAAGGCAGTAGAGCCAAGTTCAATTACTTTCGAAGATGTATAAGTCATAATATAATTATAATGTGATAGGAAAAAAAATCAACTATACTAGTAATTTTAAAAGGCTCTCCCTCGTCCAGTCTCGGTTAATTAATTAGTCTATAAGCAAAGTCAACTGTCTCAGCAGAATTCTTTGGGAACTATTTTCATTTTTAACTCTAGGGTTAGGTAATACATTTTTTGGATTAAAAGCATAACCAGCTTTGTTACCTGCAGTAGCTACTGTTATACGGCCGTTTGGGTTAAGTTGCTTAACGATTCCGGGTTCACCTGTAGGCACTTTTGTTGTACGAACTAACACCTCTTGACCTACATTAGGTTTAAATACGGCAACTTTTTCTTTAGTTTTCTTTTTCTTCTTCTTTTTTATATCTGGTTGCTCTTCACCTTTTGGTGACCTAACTGTAGACCATGCTCTATCATCCTTATCCCATTTAACTACTAAAGGTTTACTAAATATTTGTCCTTTCTTTTCTTCACCAGTTTCATCATCATAATCCAACTCAGCTACATCTATAACTCTTATATCACCGGAACCTCGAAAGGAACCTATAGGTAATAAAGCTAAATCCTCTATATAGCTTTTTAATTTAGCATCTTTACCAACTGCTTTTTTTTGTGCCTCTTTTTCTTTTTCATACCCAGCTTTAGCACCTTGTACAATACCCCCTACACTAGCCTTAACCCCGGCATCTGATGCACTTTTTAAAGCGCCTCCGGCAGCTGCAGCACCCCGTGCAGCGCTAGCTAAGCTCTTTCTAAGTAAAGAGCCAAACCCTTCATTTAATAATTTTTTTTGAGATTGTTTACTCATCTACAATATTTAGTCTTGAAATAGAAATATTGTAACTATAATAATAATATACATGAGTAAAAGTAAAGAAGATACTAATTATGAATGGTTAGGTGAAGATGATGAACTAACTGGTGAAAAGGATATTATTGCAAAAGAGTTAATGGGCGAGGAATATAGCAAGAGTTATTTTCCTCCTATTAGAGTTTATGATGATAAAGTTAACGCTAATAAAAAATATATTTCTTCATTACCTGATCTTCAGAACGGACCTTCTAGTTTAATTCAAGGAGCAGCAGTTCCTATTCAACAAGTTGGTATACATAATTTTAAATTACCTTTAACATACAAGAAAAGAAATGGTAAAACTATTGAACTTGAAACAAGTGTAACAGGTAGTGTTAGTTTAGAAGCTCATAAGAAAGGTATTAATATGTCACGTATTATGAGAAGTTTTTATGATCATAAAGATGAAACGTTTAGTATAGATAAAATTAAAGATGTTTTAGAAACTTATAAAAATAATCTTAAGTGCTTTGATTCTAGAATAATGCTTAAAATATCTTACCCTATTAAGCAAAATAGTTTACGTAGTGGTTTAGAAGGTTATCAGTATTATGATGTAGTATTTGAAGGTGATTTAACTAAAGATGGTCAATTTAAAAAGTATATTCATTTTGATTTTGTTTATTCTTCTGCTTGCCCTTGCAGCTTTGAGTTAAGTGAGCATGCTGAAAAATATCGTAATAGAGCTACTGTACCTCATAGTCAAAGAAGTGTTGCTCGTGTTAGTGTTAGATTTGAAGATATGCTTTGGATTGAAGATATTCAAGAGTTATGCCTAGCGGCTTTACAGACTGAGACTCAAGTTATGGTTAAGAGGGAAGATGAGCAAGCATTTGCTGAAAAGAATGGTGCTTATTTAAAGTTTGTAGAAGATGCAGTTAGATTGCTTTATGAAAAACTTACTAATGAATCTCGTATTTTAGACTTTAAGATCGTTGCTTCTCATAACGAAAGCTTACATAGTCACAATGCTGTATCGGTTATTGTAAAAGGTATTGAAGGTGGTTTTAAAGCTGGTGTTACTAGAGATGTTTTTGAATCTACTGGATTAAGATAAGGAACATTTCTACAATAAAGGAATGAATATTTTTGTAACGGATGACGACCCTATCGTCTCTACTTATAATTTATGTGATCAACATGTAAGATCAAAGATGCAAATTGAAGGAGCTATTATGTTAGCACATGCATTTCCTCAAGAAGTGTTAGATCATCCTTCTACTCCTAGAACTTCAACAGGAAAACCTCGAAGAAGAGGTAAAGGTTATTTCAACCATCAATGTTCTATATGGGCAAGAGAAACTAAAGATAACTTTATATGGTTAGTTGACCATACGCTGGAAATGTTTACTGAACGTATGTATAGGTGGCCTGAATCTAAAGAGCATTTTACAAAAACGTTTATTGAGTGGTGTGGTCAAAATATTCATAATACAATTATGAGTAAAACTGGTTTAACCGATTATGCTTTAGCTATCAGCAATGATTGCGATTGTAGAAAAGTAGAAGGTTTTGATAATCTTTCTACAATTGACAAATATAGAGAGTATATTCGTCATGATAAAGACTTTGCTACTTGGACATTACGCTGGAAACCTACTTGGTTTTAGTAATTAGCTTCAATATCTTTACCTGCAATATTTTCCTGACTCACGTCAATAAGAGCATCGAGTTCCTTTTCAATAAATTCTTTACTTACTAATATTTTAAATAAGTTACTCTCTCTATTACCAACTGAGAAAGGAATATCTTTAAACTCTTTATTACCTATTTTAAGATCGAAGTTAACTACAGGTCTTTCTTCTGTATTACCTGCACCTACGTTAATAACAATATCGTCTATTTTATCTTTTATAAGGTGTTTGTTATTTACTGTTCTAAACAATACTTTATTACCCTGTATTTGTATATCTTCACCATGTATAACGTTATATGCACCATTACCGGAATCAAGCTTTGAAGGAATTTTACCAACACCATCCACATCAAAGAATTCTATTAATCCTAAGACTTGTTTTTCTATAAAAAATTGGTTAAACTTCTTCATAACAACTGCTATTTATGAATCAGGTCAAGTGGTTTCTGCTTCTTCATACCCAACATTAAAGACGTCTACTGGAGCTTCAATCTCCTCTACATCTACAACAACTTCTTGTGGTTTTTCGCGTAACTCATAATCGAGAAAATGGTATACAGAGGAAAGATAATCTGAAGCTTTTGTTATCTTAGCGGAAACCCATCCATCTAAACCTGGAACCTGCTGTACCATAGCGGTTAACTTAGCTGCGTACTCTTGTGCTTTAAGTAAATCTCTACCCGCCATATCAATTTCTGATTGATCATATTCACCACAACTTTCGTCTTCAACAGGTTCTTGTGCAACTACTAAAGGCATTTGACTTACACCTGGTACTGAAGCAGTAAGAGCTGCTGGTCCTAAATTTTCATTAACCTTTGTATAGGCTTCTTCAAGCATAGCTAATTCTTTACGCTTCTTATCTCTCATATTATTATTTATGCTAGTATAGCTTTTATTTGATCTCTATCTTCAATGGATACATTATCAGGTACAAAATAATCTAATGCATCATCTATATCTTGTTGTATCATTTTTCTAGTATCACTACCTGATATACCTTCTTCTTGCATAGGTATCTTTACTACATTAACGTAGGGGTATTTTTCAACATTATCTAAAAAATATTTATAACGTTTAACATCTTCGTCCTTTTCACCAGCGCCAACGAGCAAAGTCTTGTCTAAATTATTATCAGCAAAATCATATACAGCTCTTACTGGATTAGGTACATATACAACTTCAACAGGCTTATCAACATACTTTGTATATATGTTCCATATTTGCTCAGATTGCTCAGGTGTAATACCTTCACGCTCCTTACCACCAATAAATACAACACCACGATCAGCATCATCAAGTAAATACCTCAAAGCATTAAAATGACCCTTTGTTGGAGGTTTAAAACCACCCGGGAGTAGAGCGATTCTATCCACTCTCGTCTCCATATCTTCGAAATACTCCTTAAATGTCCTCATGACCCGGGCTTATCTTTTTGAAAGTTAGCTGAACTAAAATCTAACCGGTTAACAAGCTTAACAGCATTACCATCCCTATCAACTGCTACATATCCCTCCGGAGAAGTAACTCTCAATACACCTTCACCTTCATCGATAAAGTGCTTTGTATTATATACAGCATTATTATACTTGTTAATAAAGATTTGTTTAGCTTGTGATAGTAAACTACTTACTTTAAACAAATTAACTATATCATCTTTTTGAGCTTCAAACTGAGCCGTTTTTTGCTTAAGTGTTTCTTCTAATCTTTGCTTACCTCGTACAGATTTTCTCTTATCTATTTCTTTTTTAATTCTAGATGTATACCAATCAATAAAGTTCCTATAAGACTCTTCTGGATCATTTAAGAACTTACCTTCTCGAATCTCCGTATTAATATAAGGGTTGAGAAGATCTGAAGGTAAGTCTTTGTAATCTATTTTGATAGAATCAGCAGTTTTTATTAAATCTCTAACCTGCTTTACTTCATCTTTAGTTAAATTTACTACCCCTGTATCATCTTTAAAGAAAGCATCATCAAACCATACACCTGGTACCTTCTTTAATTTGTTTACCTTGGCACCAAATGATGCAGGACTATCTAAACCATCATATTCAGTGTGAAATATAATACCAAACACAGAGTTAGCTATTTGCTTACCTAAATCTGAGTCAGCTTCTACAGCATACTTAATTGTATTTGGTTGAAAAGTGTAATGTACCTCACCATCGATGTTTTCTTTCTTTACAGAAGAAGAATCAAACATAAAGTCCCCTTGTACAATGTTTTTAATACCTAATTTAGGTAGATATTTTAAAGCCTTTTTAAGTTTATCTGCTAAACCAGGAGCGTGTCCATGGTTAACTTCAATATCTTGCTCAGTATAGTTAATTTTAGGCTCTCTATTAAAGATAGATTTAGTACCAACAAAAAATTTACCAGTTTCTGGATGTTTACCTGCAAAAATAGCAGGCGCTCCATCCCATTTTACCGTAGTACCGATCTTTCTCTTACTCTTTCCTTGTAGATGACCTAGTAAATTAACTAAAAAGCCTTTAGCTTGATCATATCCCCCAGCTCCCTTGGTAAGAATTAATTCTTCAAGATGTGTTAAGTGAGTATTAGCTTTAGCTTCTTCTAGAAGCTCTAAGTAATCTTCAAAATATAATTTAAATTTTTTCATCCAATTTTAGGGTAAAAATCTATATAATTTTCTCTGGTACCGGACCCAGATCGAATAATATTAATGTTAAGTTTTTTCTGCGGCACTTTTGTAAATTCTTCTCCTGTTGATACAACTGCAACTCCAGGTACAGCAGTTGCTGTGTTAATACCTATAAGCTTATCCCACTCACCATCTGTCCCTGCTTTAGTATCTTTATACCAGTTAAAACTCTGTTTAATTACTTCATTATTAATTTTATCAAAGTTCAAAGGTACAGTTTCAAATAAATTTGCTATAGAAATTGAATGCTCTTCATCAAGGATAGAGGAAAATACCCTATAAGCTAATTCTTTAAAATTAATATCGGGGTTGGTTTTAGCTCTTTCGTTTAATAATTTAATAAAGTTTTCTATATTTAAAACTTGCTGACCTAAATCAAATGGTCCTATATAAGATTCAATTAAATCTTTCATCTTCTTTGGATCTGGTCCAGCTTTATCACTTATACGACCTCCATTTAATTTTAACTCATACAGTTCACCATTAATGTCAATGTCTCCTTTTGTAGAAAGGTTAATATCCGGAGACATTAAATCTAAAGCAACCTCTCCAGGTCCTTTTTGTAAATCACCAGAGCCAATATTACGTAATAAATTAAAAGCTGTTAAAGATTCATCTGAAGTAAATATATCACGTATCTTATAATTACCGGGTGTTACTAATTTATTAACGTTTACTGCTTTTCCAGCTTGAATATCTCTCAAAACACTTTCTAATTGATCTCCGGTTAATTCACCGCTTTTTAATAATATTTCATATGCCTGGTTTTTATATTTTTCACTTTCACCGTGTAGTGCGCTTCTAGATAGACCAGCAAAATTTTTACTATCTAACATTTTTTTAATTTTTTGCTTATCGGTATCAGATAATAAATTAAAATTTTCTACATCTTCATCTGTTAATGTCAACGTCTCTCCTATCTCAACATCATATTTACCAGATTCTTGATCTTTTTGTGAAACCGTAACTTCTTCACCTTTACGTTGACCACCAGTCAATTGTCTAAATAATTGTTGTTGATTATCTTCGCCTAACACTCGTAGATGTTTACGCACAGGAATTTTACCCCGTACCTGCTTCTTATAGATATCTTCCAATGACCACTGCATATTATTGTGCGTCTAAATCTTCAAGTTCTTGCTCAACAGTTTCATCAGAAAATTCAACTAACCTTTCGATTGTCTCGATAACTTTTCTAGGTTCTGTTCTTCCAAACACCTTATTTGATTCTGCAGCAATATTAATATCGTCCATGCTTGGTGCGTATATAAAAGCGTTTGTTAACAAATCAGCTACATATACCTCACCCTCTGGGGTAATACCTCGAGGTGATTTTGGTATATCCGCAACATTAGTTGCATCATCTATTTCAACATCAACATCTACCTCTTCAACTGCATCCTGCTCAAGTAAAGCTAATTGTTGTTCTATTAATTTTAATGTTTTTTTCATGATAAATCTTTAGCTACATCATTCACTCTTTTTGATATTCCTTTATACATTTTACCAAGGGATTTTTGAAGAGCCTTTTTAGGATCCCTACCAAATGCACTCTTTTTAGGTTCCTTTACTAACTCAGAAGCAACCTTCAAAGCATCTCTTTCTTTGTCCGACAAAATACCTTCTTGATCTTCTTCATGAACTATAATATCAGCTCTACCTTCAACTACAGCTTTTATCTTTTCATGTAAATCGTATGTAAATTCATCTCCTGAAACGTTAATATTTTCAAACTCAGCAGGTCCTTGAATGGAAATTACATACTCACTATTAATACCTGGTCTATTTTCATCGATCAGCTTAAGAAACTTACTCATGTATATATTTATGGAAGTAGTGAGAGTTTTATATTTATATTAGATAGAAACTCACTTTCAATCTGTTGTAATTCGTACCTTCTAAGAAATAATCTAAACTTATAAAATGAAACTGCTGATTTGTCTTTTTTATTAAAAGAGATATAGTCTCTTTCATCTAAGAATGTAGTAAAATCTTCTTTACTGTATGTAATATTAGTAGGTAGTGCATTAAAAATACGCTTTACTAGGGTATATTCTATTGTTTTAATATTGGTCTTATAATAAAACCACTTTCTGTTACTAGTTTTAGAGCAAACCTTAACTATTTCTTTAATAATAAAGTGTATACCAAGCTTATTCTTATCTTTTCTTGTTAATTTAAGCTCGTTTTCAGTAATATACAACAAATATTGGTTAAAAGACCTTGCTAAACACTTGTTAAGGTTAATAAACTCAAAACCACGTATAGGATCACTTACGTCCTCCGATTCTGACATTGATGATTCCGTTATAGTAGTCATTACGTAGCAATACTTCTTCTTTAAATTGTAATCTAGCTTCGTAATAACTCAACTCCCACTTGGAATCACACCATCTAAGTATTTCAAACTTAAAATTATCCTTTCCTAACTGTTCTAAGTCTTTATTAAGCTCATTTGATGAAGATGTGTAAGTCTTCCAGTCAGTTTCTATTCTTTCATGACGTTTATTCTTTTTACCCTTCAAAGGGGGACGCTTTCTTATTGACTGGCACTGTTTTTTACCAATATACTTCTTGTCATTAGTAAGATTAGTTATCTTATAAATGAAACCGTAAGGTAGGTCCGTACTTTCTTCTAGAACCCCCTCCCAATGACCCAAATCTACCACTTTTTACAAGACCAGTAACCAGCAGAGAACTTATCTTTCTTCTGATCACACTTATGACGTGCGCGGAATGACTTTCTACGCTTTGGATTGCTCTTTTTGATCTTCATATTCGGATCCCCAAAGCGTACAATCTTTTCTTTACCATCTTTACAAGCTTTAACAACGAATTTCTTAGAACCACCTGAAGTACGACGAGGACTATTACACTTCATACGATCTTTGTCTACCTTTTCAGCATCTTCTTCTGGTTCTTCTTCCATCTCACCGTGTGTCTTCTTAGATGGTGCGCTTGGAGGTCGTGTACGTCTATACCTACCACCAGAACCGTCACTTGCAGCATCTACATTGCTAGGAGCTCCTCCTCTCGACATATCAAATGATTTACCCTTAGGAGACTTTGAGGTTCCTCGTTTCCAGTTTTCTTTTAAGAGGTGTTTTACTAGTTCGTCGAATTGCATAATATTATTTATTACTGACAGTGATAATTTAAATAACGCTGTAGAGCTTTTGCATAATGTGTACCCTTATTTTTAAGTTTACCTTTTGCACCTCTTACTTTACTACAAGATAGTTTACCTAGTCGACTCTTTAAGATACCAGGCTTAACAGGCTTATGTACATCTTCAGCATTTTCACTCTTTTTCTTTTTATTCTTCCAGTTAACACGCTTCGGTCCTTTCTTCTTGTACATCTTACCTTTAATACTTTTACAAGCTGCTTTAGTTGGACGACAAGCCGGGTAGCTACCACCAGATTTTTTAGATTTACGACCACAGGGTCCTCCGGTCTTACAATTTACCCAACCTTTAAACTTTTTACCAGTTTTAGGATCAGTACCACCTCTATCAAACCACTGACGTAGTGAGTCACTAGCTTCAAGAATTTCTCTTTGTGACATACTCATTTCTTTTTCCATATTTTACCACTTCTGCATCTTACTATAGCTCCTGATTTATATGCTGAAGTCTTTTTTCCATATACAGAATCAGCTTTACGCTTACATCTATCTGCTTTTTTCTTTTCTGCATCTTCTTCCGGTAAATCTTCTTCATTCTCTTCCCCAGTTAAATAATTAATTCCTTTATTTTTATCTCTCTTCTTTTTACCAGCTAAACCTTTACGAGTTTGAATTTTACCTTTACCTAAAATTTTAGGTATTCTTGCATCACCAGGTGCATACCCATCTTTTGAATTAGGTTCGCTTGGAGTATATATATCATGCATTGAAGGACCATCACCAAATGCACTAGAATCTATATCCTCTTTTAATATTTTTAAAAATAGCTGTTCAAATCTACCTGTTGATTCCATTGTAATTATATTTATAATATAAAGATGGAATTGCTAAAAAAGTACATCGATGAAATTGGTCAAGATTTTGTACTTGATGATTTTAATCTAAAAGAAGCTCAAATGAGACTACCTGCTCGAAAGCATTTCTGGGTAGCAAGACTTATGGATGCAAAAGTTAAACGTAATGTTTTTATTAGTAAAAAGAAAAAACTTAAAAAAGAGGTAGTTAAAAAAGTTATTACTGATTCCCCAGTAAGAATTACACAATCAGCAGCAGAGTCAGCAGCAGAAAAGCATGAATCAATAGCTGATCTTAATGATAATATAGGGGAATTAGATGCTATTATTGAATATCTTGAAAAGGTTGAAAAAATCTTTAGTAATATGCATTGGGAGATAAAAAACATCGTTGATATTAATAAGATGGAGCAACTATAATGTTAACTTTTGATTATAACTCAAGTACGCGTAAGATACAATTTAGATCTGAAGATAAAGATCTATTTGATCGTATAAGAGAGCATTTTAGTGTAGAGAATGATGGAGCTCGTTTTGCGAGATATAGAGGTCGCTTTGCAGCTAGAAGAAAATATGCAATAACAGGTACAGGTGCTTGTGAAATAGGTTTATATTGGGAAATAAGACAATATCTTATTAAGGAGCAAGTTAAAGTAGATATTGAAGTTAGTGAAAAGCTTCAAAAAATATTAAAAGTTGGTAAGAATATAGAATTATTTAAAAATTTTACATTTAATCTAAGGGAGTATCAAGAAGATGTTGTTAAAAAAGCACTAAAATTAGGTAGAGGTACGTGTGTATTAGGTACAGGTGCTGGTAAAACGTTTACGACTGCCGCTCTTATTGAAAATTACTTCAGAGATAGTAAAGATAAAGATACTTTTAAGTGTATTATGTTAGTACCTGATTTAGGATTGGTATCTCAAACATATGATGAGTTTTTAAACTGTGGTACTACCTTCAAATTAACTAAATGGACAGGTAAAACTAAACCAGACTTAACTGCTAATGTAATAATTTGTAATATAGGTATAGTTCAGAGTCAATTTGATAGTAGTGATTGGTTAAAATATGTAGATTTACTAATTGTTGATGAGTGTCATAAGATAAAATCATCAAATAAAATTAGTAAAATTGTATCTAAGATAAAAACACATAACAAGTATGGGTTTACAGGTACACTTCCAGAGAATAACCTAGATAAATGGTCAATTATAGGTAAATTAGGTCCAGTTATATATGAAAAATCGAGTTATGAACTTAGATTAGAAGATTACTTAGCAAATGTTAATGTAAAGGTGTTAAATCTCGAGTATAACACACCTCCACGTTATCTTTCTGATAATGCTTATAGAGAAGAGCTAGATTATATCTACGAAAGTCATTTTAGAAACGACTTTATTACTAAATTATGCTCTAAGCTTGAGAATAACACCCTTATACTTGTTAATCATATCTCTCACGGAGTAAATCTATCTGAATATCTGACACAATGTAAAAATAAGCAAATTTACTTTATAAGAGGTGAAGTAGAAGTAGAAACACGCGAAGATATAAAGAGGATAATGGAAAAAGATGATAATGTTATATGTGTAGCAATGAGTTCTATATTTTCGACTGGAGTTAATATCAAAAATATACATAATATTATATTTGCTGCAGGAGGAAAGTCGTTTATACGTACAGTTCAGTCAGTAGGTCGTGGATTACGTAAACATGCTTCAAAAAACAAGCTTATTATATTTGATATATGTGATAAGCTAAGATATGGTTTACGTCATTGTGTAAAGCGTAAAGAAATTTACGAAACAGAGAAGATAAAATACACAGAAACTAATATTGTTGAAAAATAGAATTTTTATATTATAATTTAACAAATGGCCGCAAAAGAGAAAAAACCATATTATATAGAACCGAAAGTCTTTAAAGAGTCTTTAAGAAAATACTATGATTCAGATATTCTTACTGATGATTTAGCTGAAAACATTAAAAAGATTGCATATGGCTTAAGCTATAATGCATCTTTTATCAATTATACATATAAAGATGATATGATAGGAGATGCTCTCATTAAAATGTATTCTGCTTTAAAGCATAAAAAGTTTAATTTTGATAAAGCAACTAACCCCTTTTCATATTTTACTACAATAGCATATCATGCATTTATTAACCGTATAAAAAAAGAAAAGAAGCATCATGAAGCTGTTACTAAGTATAGAGAACGCGTTTATGAAGATTTTATGTCTAATCCAGAAAATACACACGGGCATGTTTATGTAAAACCCCCAGACGAGGAAAATTTATTTGAAGATCAATAAGCCAAAGGTTGCTATTTTTTCTGATCTTCATTTAGGTGTTCATTCGAATAGTTCTGACTGGCACGGTTATGCTATTGAATGGGCTCACTGGTTTAAAGAAGAGTGTAAGAGAAAAAATATCAAAGATATAATCTTCTGTGGTGATTGGCATCATAATAGAAGTGAGATATCAGTTAATACATTACAGGTTTCTGCAGATATATTAGATATCCTATGTGATTTTAATATTATTGCAATTACCGGTAACCATGACATATATTATAAGCATAGAACAGATGTTAATTCATTATCAATATTTAAAAAACGTAAAAATGTAACTATATTAGATACCTTTGATACGATTGAAGCTTTTGATCGGACCATTACATTCTGCCCTTGGAATACAAACATAAAAGATGTACCTGAAAGTGACGTTATCTTTGGTCATTTTGAGATAGAAACTTTCAAGATGAACTCTTATAAGGTTTGTGAAGAGGGACTTAAAGTAAAAGACTTGCTTAAGAAGAGTCCATTAATAATTTCTGGTCATTTTCATACTAGACATGAAAAAAAATTTGGTAAAGGTACAATATTATACGTAGGTAACCCGTTTCAAATGGACTTCGGTGACGCAGGTAACGGTAAGGGTTATTATATTTTAGATTTTGATACTCTACAGTATAATTTTACACCTAATAATATATCACCATCATATAAAAAAGTACCTCTTAGTGAACTTGTACACGAAGGGTCAATTACTAACAAAATTATAAACGATTTTGCTGGTAATATAGCACGACTTAAAGTCGATATGAACATATCACAAGCAGATATGGATATATTAATTAAAAAGTTAACCTTACTTAAGCCAGAAGCGTTAACTGTAGATTATGATATAAATTTTAACCGTTTAATTGATGATACAGATAATAAAGAAGATTTATCTGGTATTGATATACCACAGGCAATTGAAGAGTTTGTAAATCTACTTGAAATTAAGAATAAAAAAGAGATAATCAAATATACTCTTGGTTTATATGAAAAAAGTAAACTTTAAGAAACTTAGCATAGTAAATTTTTTATCTGTAGGTGAAGATCCTGTTACTGTAGAATTCAGTAAAGGTCTACATGTTATAACTGGTAAAAATAAAGACAAACCTGATCGTAGAAACGCTATTGGTAAAAGTACAATAGCAGATGCTTTATATTTTGCTATATTTGGTGAAACGTTGCGTGAGTTAAAAAAAGACTTAATACCTAATAATCTTACTAATGGTAAAACTCATATTGAATTAGACTTTGAATTAGATTCACCTCGAGGTAAAAACAATTATAAGATTATTCGAACTTTATCTCCTTCAAAAGTTTTAATTTTTAAAGATGGTGTTGATAGAACACGTGATAGTATCAAGAATACTACCGCTTATATTAATAGTGTATTAAGTGCATCACCTTCTATCTTTCAAAACTGTGTAATTATGACGGTAAATAATGCAGTTCCTTTTATGGCTAAAAATAAAATTGAAAAGCGAAAGTTTATTGAGGATATTTTTGGTATGGAGGTTTTTAGTACAATGTTAACAGCTTTGAGAAACGAATATAATGAAATCTCACGTGAGCATGATACACAGCTAACTAAGTTAGAAGAAATAGATAAAGCATATAAAAATTATGAAGATCAAAAACAACGAATCTTGGAAACAAGAAAAAATAAAAAAGAAAAATACCTTGGTCGTCAAGAAGATAATACCGAAGAAAAAGAAAATCTCAAAAAAGAACTTAATGAAATTGAAGAAATAGATGTTGTTAAAGTTAAAACCCAGATATCTTCTCTAGAAGATGCTGTTTCAGATTACGATTTAAAAATTGAAACTAACTTAGAATCTGTTGCACGTAATAAGGCTTTAGCTGCTGAAAGAAAAGAAAGATATAAGAAGATGGGTACCGAAGAAGAAAAGTGTCCAGTATGTCTTCGACCTATGGAAGAGCACGATGCTGAATTAATAGCTAAAGAAAAAGAAAATCTTAAAGAATATATTCATGAGGCAATTGACGGTATCAAAAACTACTCTGATGGGCTTAAGGAATTAAGAGTAAGAAAAGACAGGTTCTTAAAGGCTATTAGCCAATGTCAAAATAAAATATCGGAAGCAAAGTTACAAGAGCAAAATAAAAAGAATATAGAACAACGAATAGAACAGTTAGATAAATGGCAAGAAGAGCTCGAAAGTGACTTAAAAGCTATTGAATCTACAGATACTGATTTTGATTCACTTATTGTAGAAACAAAACAACGTGTAGATAAGCTAGAAAAGAAAGTTAAAAAATATAGAGATGAATTAGCTAAGTTGGATATAGTAAAGTATGTTGTATCTGAAGAAGGGGTAAAATCTTATATAGTTAATAAACTACTCGAATTACTTAATAGTAAATTATTACATTATCTTAAAAGACTTGATTCTAATTCTATTTGTATTTTTAATGAGTATTTTGAAGAAGAAATATTAAACGAAAAAAATAAAGTATGTTCTTATTTTAATTTTTCAGGCGCAGAAAGAAAGTCGATCGATCTTGCATGCTTGTTTACATTTTCTGATATAAGAAGGCTACAAGGCGGGGTACAATACAACATAGCAATTTACGATGAGTTATTTGATTCATCATTTGATGAAAAGGGTATTGAATTAATTACCCATATTTTACAGGATAGGGTAGAAGAATTAGATGAATGTTCTATTGTTATATCACATCGAAAAGAATCAATTAAAGCTGTAACCGGGGATGTAATATACCTTGAAAAAGAAAACGGTATAACAACTCGGGTAGATTATACGGAACTTTAAACTATATAATACATAATATGATTGGTGCATCTCCATACCCACAACCGTTTGCTTCTCCAATAGGAGCTCCAACACCACAATTACATAAACCAGTAGTACATGGACCAGGCTCAGCACCAGTACCGAGAGAGGCTACATTACCTAGGTTTGTTAATTATCTAGCAGATTATTCTGGTTGTGGTCATTGGCGAATATTATGGCCTGAAGCTGTTATAAATGCTAGTGGCGCTGGTATGTCTCAATCTACTACAGCCATGGTTACTGATCCGAAATGGTATACAGGTGTAAAATGTATTAAGGTACAGAGACAAGCATCAGCACCGCAAAAGAAGTTTATACAGTTTTTAAAACAAGTACAACAAGAGCATGGATTTAAGATTGTATACGAGGTAGATGATGTTGTATTTAGAGAAGTAATACCTGATTATAATAAATTTAAATTTGCATTTGACACAGATGAAGTTCGTCAAAATTGTATTGATATAATTAATTTAGTAGATGAAGTTACTGTTACATGTGACTTTATGAGAAAGTTATATCAAGAAAAGACCGGTCAAGAAAAGATAACTGTTGTTCCAAATTTTATTCCAAACGGGTGGATGGGTCAGTTATTTAATCCTAATGCACGTCGCAGAGCATACGAAGAAAATAAAAGAAAGCCTCGCATACTTTATACAGGATCTGGAGCTCATTATGATGTTGATAATAAGACCGGGGGTAAAGACGATTTATCCGAAGTAAGAGACTTCATTAGACAAACCGTTAATAAGTATCAATGGATTTTCGTTGGAGCATTTCCACCACAATTACAAGATCTAGTTCAACAGAGAAAAATTGAATTTTACCCATGGCAGACTCTTTTAAGGTACCCGCAATTTATATCGAATCTTAATGCACAACTTATGGTAGCGCCATTACAGGTAAATGATTTTAACAGAGCTAAGTCTGATATTAAATATATTGAAGCTTGTATCTTGGGTATACCTTGTTTATGTCAGGACATGGAAACATATAGCAATACTCCATTAAATTTACGTTTTAGTAACATAAATGAATTTGAAGAAAAAATTGCGAAAATACTAAACTACAAAAAGAAAAACAAGTATTTTCAAAACGTACATAAGTTAAGGGCTATAGGTGAAAAGAGAATCTTAGAGTTAGACCAAAATATTGGATCACATTTAGAGGTACTAACTACTCCATGGGGAAGTACTGATCGAGTACATTTAAAACAGTGGAATTAGGAACTATCTTATTATAATAAGATAGATGTCTTATCGTAATGTAGTATATAATGGTCGTAATCGCTGCGTAAATTTATTTACTTGGGATACAGATGGTAAGCGGGTAATGCATGAATGTTCTTTTGAGCCGTATTTATATCTCGAAAATAACGGTGGTGATAAAACATCTATATATGGTACTAAGCTAAAGAAGCGTAAGTTTAATACTAGTTATGATCGATCGCGATTTGTTCGTGAATCTAATGTTAAGCGTGTATTTGAAAATATGCCTCCTGCGCAGCAGTTTTTACTCGACTTATATTGGGAGCAAAATGAAGCAGCTGAATTTAGTACACACCCATTAAAAACATGTTTACTTGATATTGAGACTTATTCGCCTGACTCTTTTCCTAATCCGGAAGATCCAACTCATACTGTAAACGTAATAACTTGTTATGATAACTTTACTAAAAAATTTCATACGTTTGGTATTAAACCATATAACGGTAAAGGAGCTAGTAATCTAAATTATGTTTATTGTGAGAATGAACGTGAGATGTTTATTAAGTTTATTGAATATTTAGAAAGTGATTATCCAGATATTCTTAGCGGTTGGAACTCAGAGTTTTTTGATATACCTTATATTATTAATAGAATTGAACGTATACTTGGTGAAGATTATGTTAATCGATTATCACCGCTTGGTAGAGTGCATTTTAGATCAATTAAAGGTAAATTCGGTCAAGATCAAAAACGATATTATATTGATGGTGTAGCTTGTCTAGATTATCTCGACGTATATAAAAGGTTTTGCTTAAAACTTAGAGAATCATATAAATTAGATGCTATTGGTGAAGTAGAACTCGGTCAACGTAAAATTGATTATGGAGATACAAATCTTGCTACCTTATCTGAAGAAGACTGGGATACATTTATTGACTATAATATTCAAGACGTTAATCTTCTCGTCCGTCTAGAAGAAAAGCTTCAGTATGTACCCCTATTGCGTAAATTATCCTATGTTGGTTTAACTACTCTTGAAGGTGCGATGGGAACCATCCAGGTTATTAACGGGGCTCTATGTATTAGAGGAAGGCAACGAGGTGAGGTAATTGCTACATTTTTACGTAATGCTGATACAGGTAAAAACCCGGGAGCATACGTTGCAGAACCTAAGCAAGGGTTTAAGAATCACGTAGTATCGTTTGATGCTAACTCACTGTACCCTAATGTGATGATATCTTTAAATACATCCCCTGAAACTAAAGTAGGTAGAGTTGAAACTACAACAGATAAAAAGGTATTAATACAGCATGTTAGTGGTAAGGTGTTTGAATTAGATAAACCAGCATTTGTAAAATTTCTAAAAGATGAGCAATGTTCCTTATCTAAAGCCGGCTTCCTTTTTACGCAAAAGAAAAAAGGCATAATACCCGAGTTTTTAGAATATTATTATAATCAACGCGTTAAAATTAAAGAAGATCTGTTTAAGGCTAAAACTAAGCTTAAAAAACTTAAAAAGAATACTCCGGAATATATTGATGCAAAATACGAAGTAGAAAGACTTAATACATCGCAAATGGTGATTAAGATTCTTATTAACTCATGTTATGGTTATATGGGTAATAAAAATGCTCCTATTGGAGATGATGATATTGCTTCTTCTGTAACGTTAACCGGTCAAGCAGTTATTAAATATTCAAATGAGCTTATCAAGGAATTTATCAGAAATGAAGTTCCGGATATATCAGATAGAGAACTGGAAGGTTGTATTGTATATAACGATACGGATTCTTCCTATGTATCTATTACTCCTCTTGTTGATAAGGGCTTAAACTTTTTAGATGGTAGCGATGTACATCAAGATACACATAACAAAATTCAAGAGATTGAAGATTATCTCAACAAAGGAGTTGATGAGTGGGCTAAGAAGTCACTATTATCATTAGATAGTCGTTTTGTATTTAAACGAGAGTGTATTGCCGATGTAGGTGTGTTCTTACAGAAGAAAAGATATGTAATGCATATATTGGACGACGAGGGTATTAAAGAAAATAAATTCAAATATACTGGAGTTGAGGTAGTAAGAACAACTATGCCTAATGCAATTAAGCCTTATGCAAAAAAGATAATTGAAACTATGCTTAGTACTCAATCTTTGACGAAAACTAACAAAGTTCTTAATGAAACTTATGATATATTTAAAAGTTTGAATCCGGAAGAATTAGCTTTTGTGATGGGAGTTAAAGGATATGAAAAATACGCTACTCAATGTAATGAATTTAATACTGTAAAGAGTATGCCTATACATGTTAAGTCAGCATATTTTTATAATTTACTATTAGATAAGCTTAATACTGGAAATAGGTACGAGGATTTAAGCTCAGGTGATAAAGTGAGATATATGTATGTTGAAAAACCTAACAAGTATGGGTTAGATAGTATTGGTTTTAAGTATGACTACCCGAAAGAATTTAAGGACGTTTTTAAAATCGATTATGATAAAATGTTTGAAAAGATTCTCTTTCAAGGTATAGAGCGTTTTTATGATTGTGTTGGTTGGAATATTCGCAAACCAGCTGAAAATGTACAAGTTGAATTATTTGACCTGTTCGCCTAAATAGACACATGGCATTACAACCCGGTGGATACACAGACAGACCAGAAGATGATAATACTAAAAACGCGCACCCAGCTTATAATAGAGGTAAAGCGAGAGGTATTTTAGAAACATTAGCTATTTTAAGAAATATAATTGTCGGTACAGATAGTGGACAAGGAACTATTAATTCAGCTGAAATTGAAAAGATACGTAGGTCAGTTTTTATTTTAAGAGATGCACTCCACCATGCTCAAGATAAATCTACTTATCTATCTAAACAAGCTAAAGAAGCGCTTGAGGAAGCAAAAAAAATTGCAAATACTTTAACTTATCAGTAGAAAGCAGTTGATTATTAAAATTTTTAATTAAAATAATATTATGGCAGATAAACCAAAAGAAAAACCAATTAGTACTATTGTTGATCATATCGGTAGAACCGTTGTCGGTAGAGTTGTTAAAAATACCAAAGACGAAATTACTCTTTATAATCCAGTAATTATTCATGTACAGCCAGATCAACAATCTGGTCAACTTCAAGTTCAATCCTTTCCTTATATCTTTATGGAGTTCCTTAAAGACAAAGATAAAAATAATTGGACGTTTTCAAAATCCGCAATTAGTACGTCTGACATTGAGCTAGATGAGCGTATTATTCAGCAGTATGAAAATATTAACAACCCCGCTCCACCAATTCAAGAAGGTACAGCTCAAACCGAACCGGAAGTCATTCAATTATTTGATGACGAAGAGGAAGAAACACCCGTTGTTGCTGCTACCTAGTAGTGGTTAAAGGCGTGGTAGTGTAATAAATAATTTTACTATGAAACTAACTAAATACACACACAACCCAATCGCAGAAATTGAAAGAGCCTTTGATGGCTTCTTTAACTTAACACCAGTCTTCCACCAACTGGAAGAAGTATATAAAACTGGAGATCAAGTTCGTTTTGCATCTGACGAAGATACATTAAGCGTTCAAATTGACCTACCAGGTGTTACAAAAGAAGATCTAGATCTTTCTACAGACACAGATCAACGCGAAGTTTATATTAAAGCTAAGCGTAAAGTAAAAGCCCATGATGGTGAAAAAGAACAAACCTATAATAGGTCGTTTTCAGTAGGAAGAGAATTTGATCTTAATAAGATTAATTTTACTTACGTTAATGGAGTTCTTGAAGTAGATGTTCCACGTAGGAAAAAAGAAGAGTATATTAAAACGTATACTGTTTAATAATATAAAACTTAACCTAAAAGCCTCGGTAATTAATTACCGAGGCTTTTTTTATCTCCGATTATAATCTATAAATAATTATGTGAATTTAATTGTTATAGCTGATTTAACTACAAATGAAGGGTTATATTTTAGATATTTAACAATGGTAGCAGAAGTAGATGTAGTGGTTGAGACTAGTAAACCTTTAATAGATTATCATTATAAAAATCTTAAAAGCCATGGCTTATATGACTTTGTAGATGATATGGTTACACCGGAATGTGATGTAGAGGGTATTCGAATTGATACAGAATTAAACTACCCCATGACAATACAAACAGATAAAATTCGCGGAACCAATGTTTTACATCTATTAGAGCAAATTAGACAGTTGAAAAACATATATACGAAAATATAATCGTATATATGGATAAAGACATTGCTAGTGCATTAGATGATATAGATAAAGTTAACCCGTTTGCTACTTATTTAAATAGTAATACCCTTAGTCGTGTTGGTGAGTGGATCGATACTGGTTCTTACGTATTAAACGCTATTATTTCTGGATCAATTAACGGTGGTATACCAAAAGGTAGAGTAACTATGTTAGCTGGCGAATCTATGACTGGTAAGTCTTTATTTGTTCAAAAAATATTAGCAAAAGCTCAAGAAGATGGCCTCATTCCGGTGATATTTGATACAGAGAACGCCATTGATCCGGATGGAGCTGAAAGATTAGGTTTAGATATTAGTAAAGTAAAGTATGTTCCTTGTACAAGTATTGAGCAAGCTAGAAATTCACTGTATAAGTTCCTTACTTCAGTTAAAGAAAAAGGACTTGAGGGTAAGTTCATTGTAGCTATTGACTCTCTTGCAAATCTTCAATCTGAACTCGAGCTTAGTCGTATGAGTAAAGATAGTACTTCATCAGATATGGGTACAAAGGCACGAGCTATGAAAACTTTAATGCAAACCTGTACTAATTTAGGTTCAGTAACTCAAACTACCATTTTATGTACTAATCATGTCTATGATGACCCTACTGCTTTGTTTCCTTCTATAGAAAAAAATATGCCTGGTGGTAAATCATGTGTTTATCTCCCATCTGTAACAGTTCAGTTAGCTCGTAAGCCTATGAAATCAGATGGAGGAAAGACTGTTGATGGTGAGTTAGCGGTTGGTCAAAAGAAATACTCTGGTATTATTATTAGAGCGTTAACTCGTAAAAATAGATTCATTAAACAATATCTAGAAGGTGAAATGTACCTTTCTTTCTCTTCTGGACTTGATAGATATTACGGTTTAGTTGACCTAGCTGTTGGTGTTGGTGCTGTTGTTCAAACTGGAGCTACATATCAGCTTGAAGATGGTACTAAGTTAGGTTATTATAAGAATTGGAGAAAGGATACTAAACTCTGGGAAGAAACTATTCTACCTAAAGTAGAAGAACGGATTAAGAATGAATGGTCTTATAGTAATAACGAAGACGATACTCCAGATGAAATTGATTCGTTAGATGATTTAATTAATAATGAAAAAGCTAGTACTAACACTTAGTGGAGGAATGGACTCATCTGTGCTTTTGTATATGGCACAAGATAGAGGCTATAATGAAATACATACAATAACCTTTGATTATGGTCAAAGGCATAAACGAGAATTATCTTGTGTTGATAAACAAATTAGAAATGTTAATGAACAATTTTCTGGGTGGTTTAACGTAAAGGTGACTAATAAAGTTTTAGATGTAAAATATATTAAGGATATAGCTCCAACTTCATCTTTAACTAATAACGATATCGACAACCCAGATATTAGTGAAATGGCAGGTGATGCGCAGCCTGTATCTTACGTACCGTTTAGAAACTTAATGTTTTTATCTATTTGCTCTGCTTATGCAGAAAGTGTAGGTGCCGATACTGTATGGTATGGAGCAGCACAAGTTGATTCGCTTGCTGGTTACTGGGACGGTAGTGAAGAGTTTGTTGATACTATTAATAATGTAACCGATCTTAATAGAGAGAATAGAATTAAAGTAGAAGCGCCGTTATTAGATATGTCGAAAGAAGAAATTATTAAAGAAGGTATTCGATTAGGCGTAAAGTTTGGAGATACTTGGACTTGTTATTCTGATAGAGAAGATAAACTAGCAGATGCTACTACCCCGTCAAGTAGTATGAGAGTAAAAGGTTTTGTAAGTGCAGGTTATAGAGATCCAATAGCATATGTTCAACAAGATAAAATAGATAAACTATATGATGAGAACAAATGTAAAAAATGTGCTTAAAGACCGTATTTTCTAAGCTCTTCTAACTGCCAAGATGTTTTAGGCTCGTATCTTTCTTTGAATGATTGATTTTTAACTACTGTCTTTTTATTACGCTTATCACTTTCCTTTTGTTCAGTTAAGTAAGCTGCAGTAGTATTTTCAACTTGAAGTTCTTCTTCATCTTCACCGTTAAGCTTCTTCATTGCATGCTTCTTTTTATCATCATCAACAAGAGCATCTAATACCTCTTCATAATCATCAGGCATATGTTCTTCAGGGTGTTCATGAGTTAAGAAATCATCAAGTTCATTATCTTCAACCGAATTAATAACATCAAAGTCACCTAACCGTACAACATGATCTTCTCCATCTTGATCTACTACAATCGCAACGTTGTTTTCAAAATCCACCTCATCTACTACTCCGCTTTTTTGTAGACCGTCCCACATAACTTCTGCACCAACCATTACTTCTTCACCTTCGTAATTACCTCTCATCTTAGCTAGCACAGCTCCCGCTACTCTATCACCTGCTTCCTTTGAACCATACTTTTTGCCTGCGCTTTTTGCTATTTTAGCAAAATTCTTTCCAGGTTTTCCGATATCTTTTCCTGCTCTAGCTTTCTTAGCACTAAGATCTTCTGCATCTTCTACTTCAGTAATTCCATTACCCTCTTCGTTAGCAGCATAACTCTCTGCACCTTCTGTACCATATAAATCTTGCTCGTAATCTTCCTCAGGTGACATAACTACAACAACACTATCACTAATTGCATCCACATCCCTCTTAAGAGCTGCTTCAATTCTATCAACTCCATGCTTTGTAACTGCTGCAGCTAGTGGTGTATCCGGATCAACCGAAAACTGTACAGTATCACCGCTTATATCCAACCCATCTTCGTTAGCATACTTAGTAACAATACTTCCAACTTCTTCTATCTTATCTGCATCCCTAATTTTAATTTCAATAAACGTAGTCGGATCTGTCTTAGCAATTTCAATACTCTGTGCTAGCTCTTTTTCACCTTCACTCATCTGACCAACAGCATCTTCAACAGCGTCTCCCATATCTTCACCTGCTTTAATATCTTTAGCTAACTCTAAAGCAGCTTTTTGTGCTGCATATTTTTCTTCTTTACCTCTATCAACGGTCGCTCTATTGATATAACGAGCTAAACCATCTTTAATCTCTTCTGCTATTTTATCTTTATTTGCTTCAATGACATCTTCTTTAGCATCCAGCAAAGCTAAAAGATTTTTCTTTTTAGCAGCAAATCCAGCTCCTTTTTTAGCAGCTGCAAGTTCTTCATCACTAATTAATTCTAAATTATACAACGCTGTCCTAATAAAATTAATTGTATCTAATGGAGCAGAACTAAAACCAGCAGATCTTAAATCTTTAGTAACACCACCGAAGGAAGGGTGGTACTTTTCATAAGGAGATTTTTTAGCTTCGTTAAGTAAATCTACCCTGTTGAATAAATCATTAAAGCCGTTAAAATTATCGGTATAGTCAAAGGAACTCATATAATATATTTATACCTATGAAGCTGAATTATAAGGATTTTAATAAGATGAATGATAAAGAGCTACGTAGCTTACCTGGAGTAGGCAGAACGACAGCTAAACGTATAGTAAGTTTTAGACCCTTTAGGAATAATGATGATCTTTTTAAGGTAAAGGGCTTAGGTAAAAAAACTCTTAAGGTAATGGGGATTGAAAAAACCAAAAAGAAGCAAAAGAAGTGGTATACTATTGATGGTATTGATTACCCAGATAATACTCTTGCTAAGGATAAAAGATATGGAACTATCGATCTGTTTTGGAGAATACCTAAAGAAAATAGAGAAAGTATTGGTGAACCGTCGCAATGGGTTTTACGTATGCGTAGAATTCTTGAACGTACAAGAGCTGAAGGACCGGATGGCATTATGAGTAGGTATGTAGATAACTCTTATATGTGGGAAGAAGGGTTTAAGTTTGATTGGGAAGATTGATTATCGTATAAAATATTATAACATATAGTATGTGTGCTATTTTTGGTTCTTTTGATACTTCTATGTTTGAAGTATTATATGAGGCTAATAAAAAAAGAGGTAATTTTGCTAGCAGTATTATTAGTTTAGCAGAAGATGATCAATATATACGCAAGAAAAAAGGTAATATTGATTTTGATAAATATACATACCAACCATATTCAGATTATCATTTAGGACACGTTCAGGCACCTACTTCAGCAGCACGAGCTTGGACATACGACACATCACACCCTTTTGAATCTCTATCTTGGTTGGTAAGTCATAATGGAGTTTTAACTAATCATAAGAAACTTAAAAAACAATATTGTAGTTTTATAGAAAATAGCGTTGATACAGCTGTTATTGTTAATATATTAGAACATTTTACGCAAAAATCTCTTAAAGATGATAAACGTGTTTTACCTATTAAAATAATTAAACAAACTTTAGAGTTATTATCTGGTACATATGCGCTAAGTATAGTTTTCTGTGATACGAATGAAGTATTTATTGCTCGTAATGGTTCTATTTTACACTATAATAAAAAGGGTGATTATTCAACTATGAGTGGATGTGGATTTGAAGAACTCCCGGAAGGAGTTATTATGAAGTTAAATAATAAAACAAAAAGATGGAATAAAGCTAGTACATTTATGCACGACTCACCGTTTTCGTTTATATGAACACAATGATATTTTCTGCAACTGCAGGTACAGAAACAGATACAATTTTGTATAAAACTACGCATAGCGAGCAAATTGTTTTTAAAGAAAACAATAAAGACTCATTACATAAAATATACAATAAAGCTATTGATTTTGCTATAGAAGAAAATGTTGAAAACTTGATACTAGTACACGATGACGTAATATTAGAAAATTTTTCAGAACAAAAACTACATGATCTTTTTAAAAAATTTGATGTAGTAGGCTGCGCTGGTACAACTGAAGTAAAATTACAATCACCTGCTCTTTGGCATTTAATGGGTGGTGGCTTTGCTTCCGGAAATTTATTTGGAGCTGTTGCACATGGTAGTAAAGATAAAAAACACATGACCGCTTTTGGATCATACCCTAAACGTGTTGTATTATTAGATGGTGTTTTTCTTGCAATTAAAAGAAAGGTGTTTGAAAAGATTCGATTTGATGAAAGTTGCCCTTCAAAATGGCATTTTTATGACTTAGATTATTCGATGCAGTGTCATAAAGCCGGCTTTAAATTAGGTGTAGGAGATATTTTAATAACACACGCTTCACCAGGACTTCAATCGTTTACACCAGAGTTTAATCAAGGGCAAGAGTGGTTTCTTAATAAGTGGAAAACAAAGTAAACTATAATACCATATTAAAGAGTGAGTAAATTAGACTTAGATTATTTTGAAAATGTACTGATTTATAAGTCACTAACAGATGGAACTTATCTTGCTTCTATTGCTGACTTTGTTAAACCTGATTATTTTAAGAATAAAGCTATAGCGAGCATTTTTACTATTGTTAAAGATTTCTCTGAAAAACGAAATAAGCTACCTACTACAACTGAAATTAAGTCTTATTTGGTATCTGATGAACAAAAAAGTTCCTTTAAAGATCTAGTTACTTCATTTAATGATATAGATAAAAATCTAGATAAAGATGAGCTGTATGAAAATACTGAACAGTTCCTTAAAGAGAAGGCTGTTTATCATACAATGTTAAATGTAGCAGAGGATGTATCAAAAGGTAAAGTGGATACATCGGATGTATTAGATAAATTTGAAACTTCTTGTAATATTAGTCTAGTAACAGATCTTGGGTTAGATTTGTATGGCAATATTAATGCACTTATTGATGATATTAATTCTGTTGAAAGACATATACCGAGTAAATGGGAATGGTTAGATAATAATTTAGGGGGAGGCTTTTTAGAAGCTGGAAAATCGTTATATGTTTTTGCAGGTGAGACAAATATAGGTAAATCCATATTCTTAGGAAACATTGCGCATAATATTGCTAAAGAAGGTAAAAATGTCCTACTTGTTACATTAGAGATGTCAGAGCTTCTTTATGCTAGACGGATTTGTACTAATGTAACTAAAGTACCTATGAAAGAGTTAGCAGGTAATACACCTGCAATTAAACAAGCAATTAAAGATGAAAAAGGTAAGATCTTTATTAAAGAATTTCCCCCGTCAACTATTACACCGAGTCAGTTAAAGGGGTTTATTAAGAAGTTTAAAGAACAAGGTATAGAGTTAGATGCTATAGTTTTAGATTATCTTAACTTAATGCATTCAAGCATGGGTAATAATTCTTACGAGAGAATAAAGCATGTAACTGAACAAGTTCGTGCTATGAGTTACTTGTTTGAATGTCCTATTATATCTGCAACGCAGTTGAATAGATCAGGGTTTGATCAAGATAACCCAGATCTTGCTACTATATCTGAATCAATTGGTCTTGCAGCTACTGCTGATGTTATTTGTTCAATATATCAAAATGAAGAAGATAGGGAATTAGGAATAATAAGACTTGGGATGATGAAAAACCGTTATGGTCCGCGTGGAAATACTCAAGCAATGCGAATTAACTATTCTACCCTTACTATTGAAGAAGCTGATGATATTGAATTTGATGATGATAGTGATGATACGTTTAATGCACTAGCAGGACTTGCATCATAAGGAACTCCTTGTAAATAAAGATAGTGAATATCCAAGTATGGACAGATACTGATCTACATGGCGCTGGAGCTACTCTTTTGCTAAAGTGGTTATATAGTGATTCAAAGACATTTAATATTAATGACGTTACAGAATCTACTTTTTCGGGTAGATTTAAAGGTTCTTTAAATTCTCTAGATCACTATGATAGAATTTTTATTGTAGATCTAGATATTAGTAAAGATCAGATAGAGTTAATTGATAAAAAAAATGTTGTAGTTATTGATACACATCGTAACCATTTTAAAAACAAACATCTGTATAAAAAAGCTAAAGTAATTATACAGCCTACATACAGCTCGAGTGTATCATTAATTAGTGATAAATTTCAAAA